AGATCCGGCAGTAGCAACAAGATCTGTATCCAATCCAATCATATCAACATCAAGATTATTATCAGCACTATCTTCCTGGACCTCAAAAATTACAAAAGGATCATCGACAACCAATGCATACATTTCAATACTAGCAAGTCTATATGCCATGTTAAGATTATCCGGATTTGCCATGAGACTCGGATGAGTACCAAAACCAATAACTACACCTACAATAGTTTCATTACCGGCTGCAGCTCGTTCAATAGATGGATACTTACCAGTAGCATCTCCAGATCCAGCAAGTACAACAGCATCACCTTTAAATACTGCTGTATCGTAATCAGATTTAAGATAATAAATATTGGCTTTTCCATTCCAAGGAGAGCCACCCAAATTTTTGATAGGCTTGAGTCCCGCAGGACGATCAAGATTCGCCATAATTCACCTCACTAAATTTTATGAAAGTTGTACCTGACCAGAAAGTCCATCCTGTCCAGGCATTTTAGAATTTCTTTGCATTTCTTTTTCCATCAGCGTTATTTTATCTTGCCCGCTTTTTTGATCCTCCTCAGAATATTTTTTTGGAATTTCCATAAGGATCGCGCGCTGACCACCGCCAACCTGAACATCTACGCCACTACCAGACTGGCTTGCTTTCCCAATTTTGGGATCACCAACTTGAATATCCTCTTCAACAATTGAATATCCAGCATCTTTAAATTGCTGAATACGATCTTTTTTATCATTAACAAAACGGCGCACGAAACCAGGCTTTTGCGGTGCAGTTAAAACATTACGAGTACCTAATGGGATTCTTTTTCGTGATTGTTCCTTTTTAATTTCAGTCATTTTTTATGCCTCCTGCATTTTTGCAATATCCTTAATATATTGATCTTCTGACATTACACCAGTTTTCACAAATTGATTCATAATCATAGTTTGATCTGGAGTAAGATTTGCCCTTGTAAAAGTTGGTGTTGCCACACTATTTGTAGGTGCTTCAACAGGATTGGAAGGACCAACTGGTTTATCAATGGTAAGCGTTGCCGGAGATTTAGATTTATCAGGTGATTCAAAATTCTCCGGAAAAACTTCAGCGACCTTTTGTCGAATGATTGGATAAACTCTGTCTAGTGGAGCACCTTTATATTGCTCAGCAACACTTTCAGCATAAGCTGCCATTTCAGGATTAGTTAAATACCATTGATTATCTTTAACCCAGTCGGTGTAAACTGGATTTGTTGTTTCCTTAGGTTTTGCTTCTGGAACAGTTAAATCTTTCTGCAGGTCGTCAATTTGTTTATCAATAGCGTCTACTTTATCAATATCTGCAAGTTCTATTGCAGCGCGTTTTTCTTTCTTAAGTGTTTCAATTTCACCTTGCATCCGGCGAACATCAGCTTTATATACATGTTCATTATGCTCTTTCAAGGCATCAACTGAACCTTGCATATTGGTTAATTGACCTTTAAGTCCTGTATTTTGTTCATGCATAGTATCTTGAATTTCACGTGATTTCAAAATATATGTGGCAGCATCAATGGAATTTTCACCTTTATAATTAGGATTCCAGCCAATTTGAGTAGCCAAATCTTCTATAGTTACTTCAGTTTTGGGCGTTTCTTCCTTTAAAGACGTTTTTTCATCTACCAAAGTTTTTTCATCTACCAAAATTTCTTTATCTTTTGGCTCTTCAACAGGTTTTATTTCTCCAACAGGTTTTATTTCCTCATCAGATTTTATACTACCGTCAGCAGATTTTACACCACCCTCAGCTAATATATCCTCAATAAATTGTTCTGTCATAACTTTCTCCTTTCCTTATTTACCTTTCTGTTTAATGCCTCGATCAGTGCGAGCGCCTCCCTTTACACTTCTGGAACAGTGAGTATGGCGAATAATTAAAACACCAACTTTGCAAGAATATCATTATCATTAATCAAAACATAGTTTAATTCATCATGACCTTTCATCACAACACCCGCGTAGCGCCCATAACTTACCCGATCACCAACCTTAGCCCAGGGTTTTCCATCATCAAGATCCTTCCATGCGGAAGCTCCAATAGAGACTACCTCACCTGAGGTTGCCTCTGCCTGGTTTTTATCGGCTATAGTATCAGGAATAATAAGACCAGCCTTAGTGGTTCTTTCAGTTGGATCAGGGAAAATTAAAATATGGCCGCCAGTAGGGATAATTCCAGATTTTTCTATCTGCATAATTTTACTCCTCGTCTTCATTTTCATAGGTTAAATTTAACAGTTGATTGAGGCCAGTAATTTGACCGATCATTTTATTCGTCATACCATGTGTAACCTCGGCAGCCTGCGCAATTGTTGCTCCTTCAGATAACATAAAAATTAAGTCTTGTTTAGCTCGATCAACTTCTTTATATACCTCAATAGTTACCGGATGGATTTTCCATTCTGAAAACTGTTCTTTTGTAATCATAGTTGAGACTCCTTTTTTTCTTTGGTATCTTACAATCTATATTCACATTTTGCTGTCGCTGGAATTATTCAATGAAGATTAATTCTTTCAATAAGAATTTCATTATATTTATTCATTGCTTCGAGTTGATTACACAATAATGAATAGTCGCCTGAATTTGGAATTAGCCTTTTATGGTAATCACCTAAAAAGTTTTCTAATTTGTTAATTCTTGACTGTAATTCTTTTTGCCCCTTAATAACTCTTTTTAGACATTTTTTCATTTTTTCCTCCTTATGATTGATTATTACTCTCTAATCCATACTCCCTTTTCGCCGTATTCTTTGTCACTCCAGCCGGTGCTTTTCCAACTGATTGCTGGCTTCGGCCAAGCTTAATTTGATTCAATACTTGAGCTTCATTAATATCAAGTTTTCTTTCATCATTACCTATACCGGCTGTTGTTTTGTGCTGCCCACTATATTCACTTTCAATTTTGGCATAATTTAATGCAGTTTCAGATTGTAACTTTTCTACTTTCGCTGTGAGTTCTGCAAGGTCAGCCTGAAATTTCTGCATTTGCATTTGTTCTTCTTGATTAGGTTGATCATTTTCTTCAGGTAAAATCTTTTCTACATCGTTGATATTCATCGCTAAGAGATAGCGCTTAATAATTTCTGTATCATTCAAACCTTGGCCACGCAATTCTAACATGGCTTTAGCTTTCATTAATCTTTGCATCATGGTTGTACTATCCGGATCAGATACAGGAATGACATCGAAATCATGCGTAGAGAAATCGGCCTGAATATCAGCAGCGCTATCATCAAGCACAGTTTGATAAGTCATCTGATCAAGGTACAATGCATTAAGACGGCGTAACTTGGAAAACTCTTTATATTGTGCGCGATAAATTCGTTTATGTACAGCGGAATAAACTTGCAGCCCTTGCTCAATTAAGGCAAGTACGGATTCAGCTGGAACATTTGCACCTGGAGAATTTCCAGCAAGAATTTCTGTCATGCTGGCAAGTTCTTTCCCAGCCTCTATAAGCATTCCTAACAGAGCAAAGAGTGTCTGCGATGGTTCGCGTACCGGCATTGCAAAGACATTTTTACGCAAATCATCGCCGGTAGCTTCAACCGGTTTCCACTCACCAGCCTTTAGCTGAACAGATTTGCCATGACCAATACGAAGGCCTCTACCAAGAAACCCACTTTGTCTATTTGAAAGTGTTCCAGCGTCAATGAGTTGATTGATTAGAGTATTTACCGCTGAATTAGTACTCATCAATAAGCTGCCAAAACCCATCCCATAAAAGCCACCATCTATAGAAGGCATAAAAATATAACGCGTAAAATATTGTTCGGGGACTATCTTGATTATAAGCCCGTTTGAATTAGGTGTGCCATCCTCATTGGGTTTACGAATAATTCCATCTGTCGCAAATCTCGGCGCTATTCTTACAAGTTTCTGCGATTCTTCATGTATAGTAACAATATATGGTTCTTGATAACCATCTTCATCGAGGTCATACCAGCGATGTTGTTCTAAAAACAGGTGTGGAGTTTCCTCGTCAGAATTACCTTCAGGATCTGTCGCTTGCCCGAGTTCAGCAATATCAAAATCTATAAAGATTCCCGATTTAACACGTTCAACAATTTCATTATGGTACAAATAGATTCTATGAGTAATTCTTGGCGCGCGTTCAAGCGATAGAGCTTTATAATTTACAACAACATCATCAGCGAAAGCTATTTCAGAAACATTACGTCTTGCAAGACTATCAAAATAACTTTTCTTAAATACACAACCAATTGCTGGGAGCGTAAAAAGAAGTTGATCTAAATCTTCTTCCCAACCTTGCATCTCGTTAAGAACTTGAAAAGACATAAAATCACAAATACGTTTAGCGCGCTCGTATTTTTTGTTATCAGGATCTGTACCGATAACCTTACCTTTGACAACTTCGTTACCTTTAATTAATTCAGGATAAGCACGCGCTGCAAACTGGATACAAGCATTAATAATTAATGGATATTTGACATTGGCAATAACATCGCCAGCATAAGTCTTTTTCTGCGTAAGTAACTTTGCCAGAGAAATTATCTGTTTATTTAACTCTTCCCACTCAACACGACTATCCAGATCAAGTTTATATCCTTCCAGGACTTTGGACGTTAAATCAGCAATAGTATTGCCATCTTGTTTCGGCGCAAGATTGGTAATAAGTACTGCAGCTTCTGCACGCAATATTTCTTTTTCGATAACTTGCATAAGCCCTTCATCAGGCTGATCCTGCGAAGAAATAAGATCTTCTACAGGCTCTTCAGTTCCCCAAACTGGGCGCTGTCCTTCAGTAGGCTCATCTAAAATCATATCTTCTGGTGTTGCCATTTAATTACCTGCTAAAAGTTTTTCTAAAGTAATAAAACTTAAACCTTTCGAATTAATATCTTCTAACATTTCTCGAGTAAAAATAAGTTTACGTTTTCCAAGAGATCTTTGCCACAAACTAATACCGCAGATTACTTTTTTTATTCCAGGAGAAAAGTTTTTCCATTTACGAAGCCTAAAATAAAATCTGATATCTTTCCTTCGCCAGCCAACATAATAATTATCAGTATCAAAATCATAATAAAATGCAGGTAAAATTATCCAAACAGGAATTATTAAAGAGAAGCAAATAATAGAGTTTTCATTTATTCTCCAATTGATCCCTAAGTAAGAATAACCACCTTCTTTTACCTTATGAATAAACATTTTAACCTCCTTAATCAAATCTGTTAATATCCTGTAACCATATCTCTACCTAAATCGTTAGCTTGCTCTGAGTTTTCCCAAGCAAGATACTCCCAATGCGGTTTTGCAATTGCACAATCCAAGCCGGTCATAACCAAATACCTGGTGCCATCCATCAAGTGATCGTTCTCTTTAACAATTTTACCATTTTCATCGCGGCGATAAATTCTAAACTCAGCAAACCAATTAACCAGCGATTTAAATACTTTAAGTTTGCCAAGACTTAACATTTGCCAAACATTATATAATCCAGCTTCAACTGCTTTGTTAGCATTCATAACATCAAGACCGCATTTATAATAAGTGTTAAAGAGTTGTTTGCCGTCTTCCTGGCTGCGTCCATGTGCAGCGGAGTCAATCACACCAGGTATCCATATGCCCCGGGCTTTAATCGCTTCAGCATGAACAAAAGGCTCTGCCTGACCTTTATAATACTCAGAATGAAGAAAAGTGATTTTAGATGTTGGATCTGTAGCGCCCCATAAACAAGCAGTCTTTTTCCAACCGACATCCAGCGCATAACAGCGCAGCCAATGATCAGGAATTGCAAAATCAGATACGGTAATCTCAGATTCTTGTATTGGGAAAATAGCGCCGGAACCAAGTTGAGGAATACCTTTAGATCTGGCATCGCGCTGATGTGGGGGAAGGGCATTAAACAATTTTTCTTTTTGCGCTGTAGTTAAATGTGGCGCATCATCCCATGTAGCCATGATTAAAGATTTACTTCCAGTTAAGTTTTCTTTAACCGCGCCACCAGGCAAAAACTGTAAAACAGTTTCCGTGAGGCCTTCGAGTGGAGTGAATGTTAACATTATTAGACCATTTGTTGTCATGGTCCGAGTTACACATTCTGTATAAATTGAAAGTGGGCATTCTTCGTCTAACCAAATTAGGTCTTGCTCTGTGCCCTCAAAAGATTTTCGTCCTTCAGCATATGACTTAATTTTAATCCGTGAAAACCCACCAGATATATGCTTTACTAATATGGTGTCCACAGCATTAGGCGTACCACCAGCTTTTGGTGTAGTTTTAACTATATATTTTTTCGGTATTAGGCCAGTACCAATATCTTCAGGTGGACCTAAAAGTTTAAATTGTACAATATCACGTGCTGTTGTAGAAGTTGTCCCAGCTGCCCATGTGGCAATTGCATGAGTAAATCGATGTCCTTGCCACCAATCTGGATAACGTCCTGTAGCATGGAGAACAGTTTCATATGCGCCTATTCCTTCACTTTTACCAATCCGGTTTGCGGCCATAATACAGCGTTCAGCTGAAGTTTTGCCAAGTTTGAAAAACTGCATATGTTTGGGATATTTGTCTCTGGAAAGCGGACCACTGGAAGGATAAAACTGCGTTATGCGACTTTGTCTTAAGCGGGAATTTTTCTCCTTGAGGAGTTTTAAATATTGTTCCTTATCATCCCTAGATAAGTCAATTATTTGATTGGTAGCGCGATGCATTAAGCGTCCTCAATATTATGAAAAGGATCAAAAGTAGAATCATCTAAAATTACTTGTGCATCCTCATCTAAAGAAGAAGCCGGCGCTGCAGTACCTACCCCGACAATAGGTTTCAGCGCCGACTTTTCGGAGGAAACATTAGCGGAGGAAGGACTAATGGCGGCAGATTTACGAACGGATCTAAAATTATGAATATCAGGAGGATTAATAATAAAACCAGGCGGCTTTAATGAGGCTTTATTTTCTGCTGGCTGAGAATCCTCTTTAGTACCCAAACGTTCTTCTTTTTGTTTAGGTTGTTCAATTTTTATTTCTGCGAGAGATGATTTCAGCGCTGCAATTTCAGCGTCAATTTCTTCATCCGTTTTAGTTTGTAAGGTCATATCAATAGAAAGTTTATCCGGAGCTTTAAATCCAGACCGATCCAAAATATCTTTTGCTGTGCCAAGCTGTACTGATGCGGGAATTTTTGTATTTGTCAACAATCTTTTTAAGGTGGTCAAAGCTCCCTTATTCATTGAAATAAGTTCTTTTCTCACATCCAAGGTGGTATTTTTCATTTTGTCATTTAAACCATTCATATATGCCTGCCCTAACGGTGATCTTAGAACTTGAGAAATAGTAGTATGTTGTAAACCCAACTGCTCAGCAATTTCATTATTACTAAAACCGTTAAATGACATTTGAATAATATTTCTATGGCGGGCTTTTAATTCTTTAAGCATAATTTAATTTAAAAGATAAATTGATTAAGATAAACTATTATTATCTATACTGGCATGTTACCATACCTTGAGGGAGAAAAAAAGGTTTTTTTAAGGAAACTTTAGGACAAACTGTATACCCTCTCCGCTATATTTTCACAATCTATTTCAATAATCAATATATACCGTTCTCCCCATTTAGCTGACTCCAAAGTTGGCGAAATCAAATTGTTCCCTGGCGCCGCCGAGGTTGTTCATTAATGAACGTCAATTGGAGAGTTTTTATCTCTTGGGCATCTTGTCGAGTTGTCCTTGAAAATTGCTGGGTAGTGTAACTCTATACAGAAGCCCTAATCTCTACTATAGAAATCAAGGCATCGACTATTCAAGAGTTCCAAGGGATTAAAAATTGTTCCCATCATTAGATGAATCAGCATTTAAAATGGAATAACATTTATAATTGGTAGCTTGGCGCAGAAGTTGAATGAAATAAAATAAAATAATTTTCATTCAGTTGGTGGCTACGCCACAGTTAATAAGGAATAAAAATTAAAAGAATATGAAACAGTTAATAAATAGTGAAACAGTTAGCATAGTTGGCACGCTTCTTGCTATCCTTTATATATAGCGGGCTTTGGGGACAGGCTACTCGTCAAGGGTGAAAATAGTTTGAAATAAAACAAACAAAAGACTTGACAAACGATTAATGCTGTATTAGTTTGTTTGTAACACTAACCAACAAAAGGAGAAAAACACATTATGAATCCAAGAGACATTGACAATAAAGATGTTGATTCACGGAATTTGTTGGATACCGTGAACGAGATATTATACTGGAATGTTACAAAAGATACTACGATTAAAATATCTTCCAAAGCATTAAAACAATTAGTATCTGTTTTAATAGAATCGAAAAGATTTTAATAGTTTGAAAAAAAGTAACAAAAGACTTGACAAACGATTAACCCTGTATTAAGTTACAAACATCAAGGCGGTTAAGGCACGGTCGGGATTAACCCGATGGTCGTGAGATACACTAATCGCAAACATCTAAGATAAAGGAATTTTATCATGGCGAAAAGCATTTTTACATTACTCGATGATCTGAAAACAGAGACGAGCGTTCCATCAGTAGAAGATAAAGACGGGAACGAGTTAAGGCGCCATTATGGCATGGTCAATCATACCTTGCCGCGTTCGGCATTACCGACTTCTGAACAGTTTGAAGATGGTAAAAAATTGCTTATGTGGGCTGATGATGCCGGTATTCTGCATTCTTGCTTGCAAAAAGGTGTCAAGGCTCATGTGATTGACTGTAGGGCAATTCTCAAAGCAGTCCAGAAAGATATCACATGGACACCTGAAAGCGGCCAAGAAAATTTGGATAACTTCAAATGGGTAGTTATGACACGTCCAAACGTGAAAGTAGATTCAAAGAAAGCCATAGAGGATGCCAGATATGCCGATTGTTTCAAGGCAATATCGGCTGGTTTGAAACAGGGCAAGGATAAGGAAATGTTGAAAGAATTTTTGACGCTGATGTATGAACCTGAATTGATCAAAGCATGTTTTAACGCGATTGAAAAGATTAAAGCTGAATAAAATTTCAATCTTTCAAAAGGCGGATGCTTTCACAGGTTCGCCTTTTTTAATTCCCATTTAGCTATAAGATTAAAATGTATACATTAAAACATTGTTGACATTGTAAAAAGTATACATAAAACTTGCGCCGCCCTGTTAATCACCGTTCACAAATGAACCGCCACACGAAACGCCCTAATATCCCCAAAACCGCCCGAACTATCTCAAATCATACCAATATACTCTTTCCCCCGTTTGAAGGCCTTAAATCGCTTGTAATTTGCTCAATATAGGTGTTTTGGTTGATATAGGTGTATATGTTTTTACGTTTATAGGTGCACATCCCCTCTTTAAATGGGGTGGTAGGTGGGGTAGTTCTCTTTTAAATATTTTTTTTTAAGACATAACCCATAACAAGATCGCCCCCAAAGGGGATGTACACTAATAGACGTAAAAACGTACACAGCCATATCACCCGGCTGGCAAACCAGAATAAGCATCAGCAGAGCTGACCAGCAAAGCTGGAATAGCTATCAACAATGATTAAACATATCACCAGCGAAACTATAACAAACCATTAGAAGCATCAAGCCATTGTACCATTTAAAACTGTTGGTATGATAACAGGCAGCGTCAGAATTAAGCCATTGCAGCGACGGCAAACAGTTTGTGTAAACATTAAACATATCTTGACATTTACGGGTGTTTATGTTACCATGTACACAAATGTTTTTTACAAATCACCATAAACACTAACTGGTAGGAGGTATGGCAGATGACTTTTCAACAATGGGCACAAAAGCAAGCACAAGAACCATTCGATTGGCAAGAATTATCAAATGAACTATTGACTGAATCTATAGATGTTATGTTTGTGGCCTTGGCCATTTTACTTTTAGTTGGAGGATCATTACTATGAAGGGAAAAAATATCAGTTTTAGATTAAGCATGCCAGCGCTGGCTAAAGGACTATTGGCAATCCGTCTACTGGAACCAACTTACAAGCCAGCAAGCATCCACAAAATGGTGCAGCTAATTTATTATGATTATTGTAGCAAGATGGCAATGGGCCACACTGATGAAATACCACCGGAGATAACAGCAGAAATAATGATGTTAATAGGCATAAAGAAAAAGGTCTCTCCTGAGAAAGATAAAGAGATATTAGAAAGACTCAATGAACTAAGCAGACAGCCAATGCAACCTGACCCAGAATTATATCCATCAAAAGTAGCTATGGAAAATAACTCTTTAACTAATGACATTGTGACAGAGTCTAAAAGTAGTACCGTAGAAGATTTTTCATTTTTAGCGGAATTAGTTGGCGAAGAGGAGAATAATAATGAATAAAATTATTGTCGCCGCTACGAGATTAAATATTAACAGTATTAGCAAAGCCAGAGATGGTTTAATTGCCTTAGGATATCCAAAAGCATCCCTGGGAAGTGTTTCAGCGATTTTAAAAATTACTTTCTTGTACGGGCTATCAAATTTACGACACGTTATTAATTTGGAAAATGATCCATCAGAAGAATCAATGGATATAGTTATTAAACGGAAAAGAGTATGAAAATAGGCGAAAAAAAATGTTGACAACGTACCGGTTACCGTGTTACGTTTACACAGAACCCGAAAAAGTTTAGTCCAGAAAAAGGAATTTCTAAATAAACCCAAAAATTACTCAAAAGGAGTTGAAATGAAAACGTGTGAAATCTGCGGAAAACTAAGGGCAAAGAATGGGGTAATAACGATTGAAGCATTGGATACTACGATCAATGCTTGTAATCTCTGTTCAATGAAAATCTGGGGAGACTATTGTCGGGATACTTATACCGGAAGGATCAATCTTAAGGCCGTGAAAGCAGTCAAAAAATACATCATCAAAATAATGGCATAACCTAACCAATTATAAAAAGGAGATAAACTAATGCAAATTCCATTAAATCAAATTACAGAAATATCTATAGAAACTACAGATAAGCAAAATGATTCTTTAGAAATTAAACTTCTTGGCGATTTTAAAATAACTATTGAAACCATATTTGTGCCTTGTTTGAGTATTCAATCAACTGATCAAGGAACCTTTCTAACTATTGATGATTAATAAGGAGCTTCTAAAAAATGACGCCAAAACAAAAAAAGCTTCATCTTGACACCTTGATGGTTATGGCCCAAAGTGTTGGTTTCCAGCAAGATCGTTGGAGTAACTGGAAAAGAATGTTCAAAGAGGATACCTACAGGATTAAGGTAAAACCCATTAATATTAGGATTGAAGTCAAGCATAAAAATACCCAGCATTGGTACAAAATCGTATCAAAACCAATTGTAAAGATTACGTTAAAAGAAATGGTAATGTTTATTAAAAGATTTGTTTAATACATCGGCCCTGACCACTGAGAGGAAAAATCATGTCTAAAAAAGCACAGAAAAAAGCAAAAAAATCCTATGAACGTCAAGTAAACAATTCCTGTCAAATCACAGAGGAATTTGCCTGTAAAAAATTAAAACGAATCATCTACAGGCATACGAAAACTAAATATCGGACAAAACCTTGTGGGCGTAGTAGCAAGGTACGCACTTATACTACCGAGGAGATTCGGGAATATCAAAACACAAAAAAGATGGAAATATAAAAATGGATAAAAATCTCAAAGCCATTCAAAAGGAAAAAATAGCATTAAGGCCAGGATTGGCCGTTGCTTTTCATGCAATGAAGAAATTACAGCATGCTTATAGAAAAGCAGAAGATGATTATTTAATATTAAAAAAACCTTATGAAGAATTGGACAGACGAGAAAAACTTCTGCTTTATGCCAGCGCAAAGAAAAAAGTTTCTGTTAAAAAGAAGAGTAAAGACCTGGCTGGGCAAGCAAAAAAGAGGGCAATCAAAGCCCTGGACAGTCTGCCAAAGGAATTAAGAGCGCAAATTTTAGCAAATTATAAAGGATAAAAGGAGTATAAAAATGAAAGCACACAAAACAGTAATTACCATTAAAACAAGAGATGGTGACAAAAAAGTATCTTGTCTGGCATTTAAACATTGGGCGTTTCATAAAACCATTGAGGATGATGATTACACTATTACCCATATTGCAAGCGGCATGTGTTTACCATTTCACGATCTGCCCCTGCAGAAAAAGGCACGCATACTTGCTGAAATGTTGGAAAATATGTCGGTTCAATGGGATGGCAAGAATGAATCAAGTAAAAAGTTTGAGTCTGAATGCCTCAAAGTCAAAGACAAATTTGTTTCAGATATAGCTTAATTCTACATACTTAGGAGTATAAAAGACAGCGGAGGATTTATTATAAACTCAGATAATTACGAAACAATGGATGTGTTTCAATCAGATGAAGACGGATCGCAGACAGAGATCGGATCAGTGGAACTTCCACTGGATGCAATTTTTGAAGAAATGCCAAAAGAATTAGAAATAAACGGTTATGTCTATCATATTGAAGAATAAACGTCTACATACCCGCTACAGTAATAGAGTTTCACTAACCATTAAATCATAGGAGGTTACCATGACTATGTTAGATTAAACCCTAACCTCTAATTATTCAAAGATATATGAAAACCCTTTGAATGGTTAGATGTTAAGGCTTAACTGATCGGCTCAATTTTGAGCGAAACTATTAAATTAGTGGTGAGGAAGGAGAAAAGAGAATAATAAATGGAAACGATCAAACAAATTTTAATACGGCGAGATGATATGACTTCTGCAGAAGCAGATGATCTTATTAAGGATGCGCAAAAGGCGCTCAATCATGCTTTAGCTAATGGCCGGATGCAAGATGCTGAGGAAATTTGTGAGGAATATTTTGGCTTAGAACCTGACTATTTAATGGAGTTAATATAGGGAAAATTAACTATTATGTCATTTTTAGAAATGTCGACCATCCGACACAGGCGTAAACAGCAATCAAACTTAAGTCTGATGCTTCAAGAAGAATTTCTGGACTTTGGAATTTTCATGGTGATAGTTATTAGTCTAATTATTATCATTATACTTGTAGGAGAATAAAAATGAATGAATATAAAGATTATCTTAAAGAAATCTGTGCTAACTGTGGATATACTAAAGGTTCCCATCATACAGGAATCAGTCCATGGCCTTATGATTATTGTCCAGGAACTGAGAAGCGTATGGACTGGGAGAATGGTAAAGGAACTTGTTTTAAACCAACGGGACTTTATAGCGAGGACATCTAACAAGGGGGCTCAAAATGCATAACAAAAGAAAACTTTTAAAGTGGCGCAGAGAAGCATTAGCGTTTAATGATTATTCAAAAGACCTAAAAGCAATTGTTCAAGTAAATAGGTTGCTTGAACTCACCCAAGCCTTAATTGATCAATATCTTTTAATTGAGCAATATACTTTAGATGAGAATAAAAAAGAAAACTGAACGTTCATTTATGAACCGCCGTTAATCTCTTTAGGCCAAGGAAAATACAATAATATGAGCTTATCAGACATAATTTGGGGTATGATTTTAGTAATTGAAATTTATCTCTTAATTGTATTCGGACTTTGCATTTAAAACAAGATTAATTTATCCATAACTATTATATAAAGGAGTAATCATGGCCAAACCTAAGTATTATCTTAAACCATTCTGGATGGTGGTGAAACAATATCCAAAACAGTATAATAAAGAATACAAAGACTTCTATGGTATTAGTAAAGATATGTGGGATTGTATGGTAAAGGAAAATAAAACTCCGAGAAAAAATGACTCAGTTACATGTATAATTGATTATCGTGCCCAAGGATATTATCTCAAAGAGAACTTTCTAACTAAACGATTTGAAATGGAGAAAAAGAAGGAGATTTTAAATGCAAAAATGTAAAATCTGTGAAAAACCTGTAATAACTAAACCGGGTAAAACTAAACCGGATAAAACCAAGCCTTCTATAAGAGTGACGATCCCTTCACAATCCGCTTCAGACAGCGATAAACGATTCATCTATGTATTTCCACATATTTCAGCATCCAAATACTGTGATTATCATCATCGAATGCGGAAGCAGAAAGAATTTGATGATCATATAGAAAGGTTGAGAGCGCAAGGAAAAATTCATCCTGAGACTGGGATAATTAAAGGATATTAAAACTTAAAAAGACTTTAAAGGAGGTCAAAAAATGGCAACCCCAGTAATATCTATTAGAATTAAATCAGAAGAACTTGCTAAAGCATATGAAGGACTTATTAATAAAAAAGTCAATCTTGAAACATTGACAACCATATCATCTATTGTTAGAGCAACTTTTTATTATGGTATTGTATCTTTATGCGAAAATCCTGCTGAATCAGCAGAACAAGAAAATTTGGAAGTAGTTATGAAACTCTTGACAAAGAATAAACGGAATAAAAATAAAGGAATTAAAGCTTTAAGAGATTTATATTAAACAATAAGTTTTAAAAAGGAGAAAAGTTATGTTTAGTGAAATGAAAAAAGAATTTCAAGAACATGTAGAAACAATGATTGAAGGTCAAAGCCATCTATTTGTAACAAGTGCAGATCCAGACAAATTATGGGAACTTTACCTTGAAAGTTTTCCAGCCGAATTTAATAAAATCTTCCGTGAAAAGCGTGAACACGATTGTTCTGGATGCAAATCATTCATTCGTAAATTCGGTAATGTAGTTGCACTCATAAACAACGAAATTATTTCAATTTGGGATTTCACAACGAGTCAAAAAGAATACACTCCATCCATTAAAGCCATGGCTGACTATGTACATCAAACTCATGTGGTCGATGTCTTTCTAACAGCTGATCAAAGCCAGGGCCATAATAAAGATCGTGAAAAGATTGGTACAGAAATAGTCACCTGGGAGCATTTCTATTTTAAACTTCCAAAGAGATTTATATTAAGTAAAGATAAAACTGTATTAAATAAAAAGCGGGCTGAATATCGAGATACCAGAAATGTTTTTCTTAGCTCCATATCGGAAATTACACTTAGTGCGATAGATACAGTATTAGAATTAATTGAACAAAAATCTTTATATAAAGGTGAAGAATGGAAACCACTCCTGCAAAAGTTTCATGAATTCCATAAACAGTCATCAATAGTTGCTGCTGTTAATTTTAGTACTCTTAAAACCTGGGCATGGCCAACTTCAATTAAAGCTGGGCCGGCACTCGGACGAATCAAAAACCATAGCATCGGTGTTTTACTTCAAGATATTTCTAAAGGAGTTGATTTAAACATTGCAGTACGTAAATATGAAAAAATTGTAGCGCCGCCAAATTATAAACGACCAAAAGCTATTTTTACCAAAAAAATGATTCAACAAGCGCAAGAAAAAGTTGTCTTTCTTGGGTTGGAAAATAGCCTTGGCCGGCGTCATGCAACTATTGAAGACATTACAGTAAATAACATTCTCTTTGCAAATAAAGACTCAATTCAGCGAATGGCCAATAATTTAGATGTTTTTGATGATCTTACGCAGACTGTCAGCGATAAATTACCAAACTTGAACAAGATTGAAACAGTTGATATAGATACTTTTATCAATGATATTCTTCCAAATTTAACCGAAGTAAAAATTTTGATGGAAAATCGTCTTGAACCAAATCTTGTTTCATTAATTGCGCCAGTAGACGAAAATGCCTCGACAATGTTTAAATGGGCTAATCCATTTTCATGGGCCTATAATGGCAATGTCACGGATAGTATGAAACAACGCGTGGCTAAAGCTGGCGGTAATATTAATGGCGATCTCCGTTTTTCTATTATGTGGAATACCGAAGGTGATAATAATAATGATTTTGACGCACATGCAGAAGAACCGAATGGTAATCATATTTATTTCGGTAATAGAGGACATATTCATCCAAATTCAGGTATGCTTGATGTGGATATTACCTATCCATTTAGTAAAGACCAAGTTCCTGATGGCGGCGCTGCAGTGGAAAACATAATATGGACAAATAAAAATAAAATGCCTAAAGGTTTATATCTTTTATATGTTCACAATTATAGCCATAATGGTGGCAGGTCTGGTTTTAGCGCTGAGGTAGAATTTGATGGCGTTATTCACCAGTTTCATTATAATAGGGAACTCCGAGCGGGTGAAAGAATTTATGTTGCAAAAGTACTTTTTGAAAATGGAAAATTTAAAATTCAGCCAACACTGCCGTCAACAACTACAAGTAAAACTTTGTGGAGTGTTTCTACACAAAAATTCCATCCAATATCTACAGTAATGTTTAGCCCCAATTACTGGGATAACCAAAATGGTATTGGGCATCGGCATGTCTTTTTTATGATCAACAATTGTTTAAATGATTCCAGGCCAAATGGATTTTTTAATGAATTTTTGCCTGAAACTTTGTTGGAACATAAACGAGTATTTGAAGCTTTGGGAAGTAAAATGCGTGTGCCAGAATCAACTAATCAACTTTCTGGCATCGGACTGAGTACAACTAAACGTAATTATGTTGTTCTTAGTGTTAAAGGTAATTTTGATCGGATCATCAAGGTCAACTTTTAAAACTTACAGCCATAAAATTGTTGGGGGGTGATAGTTTGCCTTATATTCCTAAGTTGCCACCTTTGAACTAACGGGGGTTGCGCATCCGTAACAAACACGCAATTTAACCATAAACAATGTAATGGTATTAGCATTTTTAATCATCTTTCAATAAAAGGAGAAAGTAATGAACATTTTCGAACGTGCATCAAGAGAAAAAGTCAGGTTTGATTTTCGTGGAATTATCACCACTGAAGATTTGTGGGATCTTTCTATGGGCGATTTGGATGGTCTTTTTAAACAAATTAATACTATACTCAAAGACCATGGCGGCGAAGGATTAATTAAAGATACCATGCAAAATACTTTTTGCGAAACTTTGCTATTGAAAAGTGATTTGATACGTCATATATTTGAAGCAAAGCAAAAAGCTGTCAATGAAGCTGAGATGAAAAAACTCCATCAGGAAAAGAAGAAACGAATTATGGAAATCATCACTAATAAACAAGATGAAACATTAGCAAGTAAATCTGTTGCCGAATTGAAAGAAATGTTGGATGAGATGTAAGTTTTAATTTAGCTGGAGCAGCTAATGGGTAAATGGTTCGTTTATCTTATTAGCTGTTTCAGCTATTTTATATGAAATATCTGAAATTATGATATTAATTTAAACTGAAAAAGGATTAATCAATGGAAAAAAGTATTTATGAAAAACATATTGCCTCACTTGAAGACGAGAATAGAATGCTAAAAGACACACTAAATAAACTTAAAGCACAAACTAAATTCGTCGAGAAAAATGTACTTGCTGAAAAAGGTGAATCTCTTAAAAGATCAGTTCTGTTCTTAAATACCATTTATGGTAGATTGGGTGAAATTCAAGCAGCTTTGCTGAATGAGTTAAACGTTTTAAATAATGATAATTTAATTATCACTAATGAGCGTATAGTAGAAGCTGTTAAATTAGTGACTAATCTATTACCACTTAATCCAAAAAATATAGGGTAATATAATATTACGTATGCCTACGACAATGCAGAATTACTTTGTTATTAATAACATTAAGAAAAAGGAGTGAAAAATGACTACATTTGTAATGAAAGGTTATAAAGGGGAAACAGTTGGTTTCGCTATATCCAACACACCGGTCAATATGTCTGGTTGTTTTCATATCCAAGGCCGCCAGCCAATCGGTGAAGATGGGGCACCTCAGTGGGTTTTCAATTTATTTGAAAACAACCCAGACATTGAACAGATCGGTATCAGGACAAAAACGGGCGGATACGTTTATAGCCGCTAACAAGTCAGTGGAGTCAATAAGCAGAGGAAATAGAATGATTAAATATAAAGTCTCTGAAATTCAAAGAATGTGCCCACAGTGTGCTGATAAAAAAGTAAAACAACTTATTTATGATCGTAATTGGAAATCAGCGTCTAATGCAATTAATACACAAGTTGATCAAATGAGACAAGATATTACAGCACTTTGTTATTATCAAAAATTTTTAAATCATTTAAAGGAGTAAAATGATTAAATATAAAGGAAAAATTCTAACAGCCGAGCAAGAAGAGCATGTCAATACCATTGTAAAATCTGGCCAAGACTTCGCCATCCAAGCTCCGCCAGGATCTGGCAAGACATTTCTTTTACTTGCTTTAGCCAGAAAGATGAATGGTTATGGATTATCCGTTTCTTTTAACAAACTCTTAGCAATTGAGGCCAGTAAGAAATTTTGTCAAGCTGTGACATGTAAAACTGGCCATGCGCTTGCTTATGGGGTTGTCGGTTACAAATACAAAGACAAACTTCGCCGATTAACAGGTAAACATCTTGCAGATATTGAAAATGTTGGTGATTGGCAACTTTATAATAGCCCGGCAAATAAGGGCTATCTAATTCTTAACACAATTCGTAAATATTGCTATTCTTCAGATAAGATTATTGGTAAAAAACACTTACCAAAACTTCCAATACTAAATGATGAAAATCTGAAAATAATACAAGAAGATTTAGTGTCTTATTCAAAGCAAATTTTTGGTAAAATGGCGGCTACTAATACCGATTTACCGATAACCCATGATGTTTATCTTAAAATCTGGGCACTTACCAACCCAGTAATTAGAAAAGATTATATCTTTTTCGATGAATATCAAGATTCCAATCCTGTCATTGCGAATGTGATAAAAAGACAAACTTGTCGAAAGATTTTTGTCGGCGACCAGTTTCAGCAAATCTACAGTTGGCGCGGCGCTGTTAATGCACTGCAAGACAAGTCTCTGGACATGCTTTATATTACCCAATCATTCCGTTTTGGTGATGCTATTGCTAAAGTTGCAAACGAAATTGTTATTAATTACTATCCATATGGTTTCAGTTATGTTCCTTTTCACGGTAATCCAGAAATTGAATCTACAGTTTCATATTTACCAAAAAACCCAGACTGTATAATTTGTCGAACCAATAAAAGTGTCATTGCGGAAACCATTTCTATGTTAAATCAAGATTTTAGTGTTTTCATTCTTGGTGGAACACAACAACTTACTTATCTTATTAACTCCATACAACAACTCAAAATTCGTGGTTATTCAAATCACCCGGATCTTTTTTTATTCAATAGCTATACTGATCTTAAAGAATATGCTGATTCGCCGATGGGTGGCGATATTAAACCAGTTTTAAAGTTAGTCGAAGCATATGGCAGGGAACATCTACTTAACATTTTAGAGTCTACATCGCAAAATGCAAATGAAGCCGATGTTACCATAACTACTACACATAAAGCAAAAGGTTTAGAATGGCCTACAGTTAGGCTTGCCAATGATTTTAAATGCCCTACAGATAATGGTCTTCCGACATTAGAAGAAACCAACATATTGTATGTGGCAGCATCTCGAGCATTGCATAGTCTTGACTTAAGTGAATGTCAGGCAGCGCAGCCAGCGATGATGGAACGCGCCAGAAAGATGAATGAAGAAAGATATTTGATTGACCAAGCATTAGAAGAAAGCTGAAAAAGGTAAAGAAAAATGAAAAATATAGAAAAATTTGAAAAAATATGTTGACAAACGTTTTTTTATGTGCTATTTTTAAAAAAATAAGGCAAACACCCGGCAAAAAAGCATCATCTCAATGCTATTAAAACTAAGTTTTCCATGGGCACATTGCCCGACTAACCGCCAGATTTACTGGCAAAACCTTTGCAAAGGAGAAAATGATTATGAGTATGATCAAAGTTGTTTCAAATGCAGCAGGCAGGGAAATCACAGTTGAGGAACCCGTAGTACTTGGCCTTTCCAACCTTAAAGATCTTGCAGAGTCTCTGGGCGAAGATCTTGGAGTCAACATGATCAGGAATCAGCTCAAGGTTAGCTTCCGCGCTGTAGTTCGGCGGAAACTTGAAGAGAAAGATGACAATGAAGAATTTGTCAGTGCTGACGAAGTTTTGTTGGCGGAAGATTTTTCTGATTGGAAACCTACTCTGAGGATTACCAAGACCCCGGAAGAAAAAGCCCTGGAAGCGCTTGGAAATCTGCCGCCTGACGTTCGAGAGGCTGTTTTGGCCAATTTTAACAATGCATAATTGCCGTTAATTGCCGTTAATTGTCGTTAATTGGGTAGCCGGAGGCAGATATATCTGGCTATCCAATTTAAATTAATTTTATCACATTGAAAGGACTTTTCAATGGATTATACAAAAAGAATAGATTATTCATCATTATCAACCTACCTTTCATGTCCCAGGGAATTTCTTTTCCAATATATAATGAATCTTCGTCCAGCCGGACAATCCATCCATTTAGTTTTTGGCTCATGTTGGCATTATGGCCTTGAACTCAGCTACAATCTTCTACTTGAAAATCCCAAACTATCTTCAATGGACTGCACAGTTAATTCCATTAAAGCATTTAATGCTCTTTGGGATTTGGACGGTGCCCCTTTTTGGAAAAATGAAGATTTAATCTTTCCTAAATCTCCTGGCCATGCCGCGAATATGTATAAGGCCTATTGGGATCGCTTTCTCCAAGCAGATGCTATTGAAAGAAAAGTGATCGCTGTAGAAACCCCATTTCTAATTGATCTTTCTGTTTATGCTCCTGATTTACCAAATTATGTCGGTCGATTGGATCTTGTCCTTTCTGATGGAAATGATGGGATAGAAATTATTGACCACAAAACTGCAAAGGCATTATATAAAACATCTGCACAATCATTTGAAATGTCTTTTCAAACTGATGGTTATCTTACCGCCGGAAGACTCTATTACGATAAAATCCCTGCCATTACTTATCGTCTTGCCTTATGCCAAAAAAGTAAAATTGATTTTCCGCCGATTACCATTAATAAACGTTCTGCGGCCATCGAACATTTTTTAATTAACTTAATTCATTACAGTAAAGAGATCAAACATAATTTAACCCTTTTAAAAGAAGATAAAATTATCTGCACTAAACGTACTGATATTCTGCAATCTTTTCCTCGATGTCCTGGCTATGCCTGTACCACTTTTAGTTCTACTTGTGCATATTACGACTTATGTCGATTAAGAAATAATCCTTTATTGTGGCTTGATAAAGCTCCGCAAGGATTTCATTTTCATGCATGGGACCCCACCAAACATAATGAAGAAACTAAGAGAAGATTAGCGGAGGCATCATAATGACTATAACAAATATTAAAATTTGAAAGGAGTTTTCAAATGATTTCAATTATTTGTTTTGAAGATGATTTAATTATTTCAAAAGAAGAAGCTGAAGATTTAAATCTTAACTATAAAACAAATCCTAAAATAGGTTATAGAGATGATAAATTACAATTAATGCCATCTTATGCTTCTTATAAAGAAGATTGTATTGAAATTGAGGGTAAATATTACAAAGATAATAATGCTATGGAAAAAGGTAAGGTAGTAGAAAGCTATTATCTTTATACCAAATATATAGGCAATGCTGATTATGTTCATATAGAAAAAGATAATCATTTAGTTGATTTACTTTCTTTTGTTACAAAATGTAAGTATAAATTTTTCATCACACAATCAGTTAAAAGTGAAGAACCAACAGTTAATAATATTAACGTCATATTACAAACTCTTACCGATAAGACTGAAAAAATAAATCATTTAATAGATAAAATTAAAGAAAATACTTTTAACTCAAAAACCAACGTCCATGTTGGCGGCGGTCTAATTACGACATATAATGATTTACTTCTTAAAGAAGATATCTGTACTGATGCGCTACAAGCGGAACTTAATAATGGCTGGAGAATTATTGCTGTATGTATTCAATCAGATCAGCGCCGACCTGATTATATTCTTGGTAGATATAATCCACAGCTTAAAGTAGCTGAAAAATCTGATGCCGGAAGATAAAAATTATTGACACCATTTGAAAGGAATTTTCAATGCTAATACCGCCAAAGAAAACAAAACTCTCAGCAAAGAAACGAAAATTTGATCTTAAATTTCTCTTAACAGGCAACTCAGGTAGCGGCAAGACCCATTTTACAGCCACCTATACTGATGGACCACTTCACTATTACCAGTTTGATAAAGGTGGCGAAAAAACAATAGAAAAGATTATGGGTTCCAGAAATGATATTACTATAGATGATTTCTCTTCCAGCAATATTATATTTTCTGATTTTTGGAAACAATATCAAATAGATGAAAAAAACGAATTTTTCAATTGGCTGGCTGAAAACAATGGTCTTTTAGTTGTCGATTCTCTAACTAATGCAAATAAAAAAGCTGTTATTGAAATTGCTAAAAAATCCAACGTTACACCATCCGGTATTGGAAGAAAACTTGATATGAAAAAAGGCATGGCGCCGCCTCACTGGGGTCAGCTGCTTAACTGGATGACGACACTTGTTACTTCACTACAAGAACTTCCTTGCGCAGTTGCAGTAACAGTTCACCTTCACACCTTGATGAATTCTGATCAAGAAGTAGTTGGCCGTTATCCGGCTGTAAATGGCCAATTTAGACAACTTCTTGCCTGCGATTTTGATGAAGCTTATTTACTTACTACAAGAGCAAATAAACGACAAATCTTTTTTACAGAAAAACTATCCTTTGAAGCCAAATCAAGAGTCTTTAGCATGCCAAAAGTTGAAGATGTTACTATGTCTGATTTGGCTAAAGCATATCTAAGTGGTAAGACTGTTATTAAATAATAAAGGAGTTTTATTATGAACGCACTTCAAACAGAAACACGAAAAAGAAATTTTTGTAAAATGCGTATTAGTGGAATGCTTGGTACAATTAATTCCATGCTTAAAGCAAATGATCTTACAGGATCAGAAAAGAATGAACTTAGAAAAGTAGTAAAAAAATTACAGCAGATTGAAAAAAATTGGTCTAAAGAATGGAAATTTTTAAAAATTTTTAAAAAATTAATTTAATCAAAATGGTGAATGTCTCACCATTATACCAACCCAAAAAGGAGAAACAAAAATGGCTATCATTCCCAATCTTTCAGAAATCCCCGACAGAAAACCCGTAGAAGCAGGTGAATATGATCTTCGTATTCGCACAGCTAAAGAAACTAAATCCAAAAATACCGGTCGGTATGGTTGTATGCTCATCATTGATCTTGATGGTGAAGATACTGCAGATTCAATTTTTCATACCCTGTGGTATGGTAATTACAAAGATTTTCAAGGTGACGATGAAGAAAAGAATAATCTTATGTGGAGAATGGTAAAAGAATCTCTCCGGTCCTTGGGACTTGATCCTGACGAAGAAACTGATGAAGAAGATCTCGTTGGTTTGGAATTTACCGCAGAGGTCGGTTACAATGATGGTATGTCAGTTGACGACGATGGAAAGCCCGTTAAAGTCGGCCCACCGAAAAATGAGATTCTTCGTATTGTGTAATTAGTTTGTGCACGGAAACTTTAAATACCCCCCAAGGACAAAAGCTACAAAGTTTGTCTGTGATAAAAAGTTTCCGTGCATCAACTTTCCGTTCATTTATGAACAACCATTACAGAGGTGTAAAATGAACTGCCCAATTTGCAAATCAAAATTAAAATGTCAAGATTCAAGGCAAGAGACTGACTTTTCTCGTTGGCGAGAATATGCTTGTATAAAATGTGATACTGTTTATTTATCAGATGAAAAACTTGATACTGAAATTATTAGAGAAAAAATTCATAAAAGATTAAAAATTACTGGTAAGGAGTAAATAAATGATAATATTTCTCGACCTTGACGGTGTGATTATAAACTGGGCTAAAGGAGTTTGTAATTGGTTTAATATTCCATATGAACCTGAAAAAATAACTTCTTGGGATAGCCTGCAAAAACTTACAAATACCCCAGACAATAAATTCTGGGAAAGTATTAAAAACTCATTTTTTTGGGAAAATTTAGAGTTTTATCCAGAAGCAAAAAATTTCATTGATGAGCTTAAAAATTATGGTACAGTGATTTTTTTAAGTAATCCTTCACCTGGCTGCGCTGGTTATCGACAAAATTGGATTCAAAATAATTTACCTGATTTTTTCATAAAAGGGCATTATATTTTAACCTCAGCAAAATGGGTTTGCGCACATAAAGGTACAATTCTTATAGATGATTCTAATAAAAATTGTGCCTCTTTTTATCGCGCTGGTGGACATGTAATTAGCTATCCACAACCTTGGAATATGGTCGGGGATATACCTGAAAAAGAAAAAAATGATTTAATTATAGAAACAATTTCAAAAATTAAAGAGATAAATATTAATTACGATTGTTTTTAAGGAAAGGAGCAAAATGAAAGCTAAATATATTAAGCCTAAATATGAACTTGTTAAAAGGATGAATTTTATGTTCGCGGCAATAAAAAATATGAAACATGTTTGCAGGCAATGTTGTTCTTGTCATGGATGCAGATAAAAGCAGGTGGATTTTATGAAATTAAAACATTGCTTCATTGATAAAAACGGAAATGTTTGGAGAGATACTACCCTGATAAGAGTCTCTAAAGGGATACCTGAAGTTCCATTTGATTTGTCAAAGATTTCTCTTGACGAAATAATTCGTTGGAAAATTGCAAATTTAAGAGACTATGTTGCTCATTATAAGCGAGTTCAGGCCGCAGATTGTTCTATCCCAATTATACTCAGCTCAGACGGGTATCCGATGGATGGATGGCACCGAATCATAAAAGCAAAAGCTGAAGGTCTTGCCTTAACAGCTCGTCGTTTTATTCAAGATCCTATACCAGATTTTGAAGGTAAATTATAATGAATCAAATTGAATTTGAAAAAGAAATTAATGCTGCTAATGTTGCTTATTCTGCTGGTATTCCTTTCATCACTGATTATGAATATGATCAACTTTGGCAACAGCTTTATGCCCTCGACCCATTAAATTCCCTCCTTTATCATACTGCAAAATCTACCTATATTGGTGGGAATCTTATTACACATAAATACCGGATTTATGGTACCAACAAAGCTTTCAATACTGAAGATTTGAAGCCGTTTTTAATGCGTTTTGGCGATCAACAACTGTTGATTGAACCAAAATATGACGGTTGCGCTGCAGTTATCACAAAAGTAAAAACCGGCTGGATGCTTACTCTTGAAGGTGATGGTAAATCTGGAAGGGATATAACTCAATTATTTCCCTTTATTACTTGTCCATTTAAACTGAGGCATTTTCAAGCAGTTGAAATTCTTATTCCATGGGAAGAATGGACTCCGGATTATGGTGCAAATCCAAGAAATGTTGTCGCTGGCTGGCTTGCAAGAAAATATGATTCTCCGCCAATTAAAATGACCGCTATGCCACATAATTTTGGTAATATCCAATGGGAATATAATTATACTGGAAATATGGATTCTTTCAATGAGCTTCTTTTAAAACTTTATTCCGAATGGTCACAGATCTATCCAATGGATGGTTTGATGCTTAAGCCAGTTGATGAACAAACCAGACTTATTGCCGGAAATAATGGTACATCAAATAATTGGTCTATTGCTTGGAAGCCGCCAATTCAAACTGCTGAAACAACAGTAGTTGATATTGAATGGAATGTAAGTAGATTAGGTAGGATTATTCCTACTGTAATTTATACTCCGATTAAACTTTGTGGAACTATAAATAGTAGAGTTACTGGTAATAATGCGAAATGGATAATTGATAAAAAAATAATAATCGGGGCTAAAATTATTGTTGGTAAAGCCGGAGAGATCATTCCGAAGATACTTGAGGTAAAAAATGAGTAAATTTAAAGAAAACGAATATCTTATCTTCTATCAAATATATGAATTTTTTCAAAAGAAAATTAAGCAAAAATTATTTGGTATGATTTCTCGCTGTGAAAATCCGCAAAATACTTCATATAAATACTATGGTAAAAAAGGAATAAAAGTATGTTCTCTCTGGAAAGATCATAATGAAAATTTTATCGGTTGGTGCTTAGAAAATAATTATATGCCTGGATTAGAAATTCATCGATTAAATCCACATAAGGGATATAAACCTGAAAATTGTATTCTCTGTACTAAAGAAGATCATATTTATTATCATCAATTAATTCAAAAAGATCAAAAAAGATTTAATGAATCTTTAAGAGTACATAATGAAATACAAAAACTTTTTGGTTATTACGTTGATGATATAAAAGAAACACCTATTGAAAAAGCAAAAAAAGCATTAGAAAAGCTTTCTTCAGAACAGATTAATTTCCTCATGAAAAATTTTAAAACTGATGAATAACTGTATGCAACATTTATGCCAAAAAGGTAAAATATTTTTTAGTTGTTCAAAATATCAGATCGCCATGAGGTAAAAAGTTATATACCCCTATAGGGCGCACGGACAGCCCCGTGGTTAAACGTTTATACTAACAGCTATACCGTTACCCCTATTTACACAAAAAAGTCGTTTTTTGGGCTTTTCAGGAAGTTCAATTAAAAAGAGATAAACTCAATGCCTAAAATAAATCAAAATAATTTAGTTCCAAGTAGCTGTCCAAAGTGTGAAGCACCACTTCAATGGGATGGTGTCCATTTAATATGTACAGGTGATAAATGTATTGCGCAATTAATTCGATCAGTTGCTTATTTTTATTCTCATAAAGGCATAAAAATTGATGGTATTGGAGAAAAAATTGTTGAAAAACTTTTAGAAAATCAGAAAATTTATGAAACATTTTTAACTTGTCCTTGGGCATTACTTGATGATAAAAGTTATAATATTTATATGGAAATAATATCAATTTTAGGCACGACTATTTATGGAAATCTATTAAAGCAAATTATCAATGTAAAAGATCACTACAATATGGCACATTTTATATCTGGATTAGGTCTTCCAGGTATTTCATATAAAACTGCATTACGACTTTGTCAATATATTAAATCAGGGCAACTTAATGTTCCGGTATCGAAAAAAGCTATTGCCAGTTTTTTTGATGGTTTGATCATTTTTAATCGCGCTAAGGAAGAGATGAAAAATTTTTCTTTTACTCCATTACCAGAAAAAGCTAAAGCAATTTATTGTATTACAGGAATTCTTTCACAATCTCGTGATGCTCTGATTGAATGTTTTTCTACTTACGGTTATGAATTTTCCAATAACGTTACTCGGGAAACCAACTATTTAATTGTAGGTACTTCACCAGGTAAAACAAAAATAAAACTCGCAACAAAAAATAATATGCCACAAATAACAGAAGCACAGTTTATTAAACTTTTGAATAATGATATTATTTAACTCTCAAAAAGGAGAAATAAAAATGACAACTGAAAATGATTCCAAAGTCACGGCTAATATTAACAGCGATTTATATAATGCTGTTTCAACGCATTTCCACTATGGTCAGCGTGCAGTTTTTTTCAATAAATTATTTGAATCTCTGAAAATGCTTATTGCAGATAATAAATGGAATGAAGTTGTCAGTTATATGTATAATGGCACTGATTTAACTCTGCCAGGTAAGGAGTAACTTATGTCTTTAATGGATCGTATCTATTGCAAGTCTTTTCTTAAGATGAGTTATCCAGAACAGGCAAGTTTTGTTGATAAAGTTCGCGCTACTCGTTTATCGGCACTTGCCGCAGCCAAGATAAGTTCTAAACGAATTACTAAATCTGCAATGAAAAATATTACCAAAGCTAAAGGTAAACGAGGAAAGAAAATGATGAAAGATCCAACATTGGCAGCAAAGAAAGCATTGGCAAAATTAAGTCCTGAACAAATTGCAATGATTGCTAAACAATTTAAAGGAAATTAATATGAAACTTTTTCAAATAGAAAACCGCAAAATCTCTGAAATTATAATCCAAGATAGAGCACGTATCGATATTGGCGACATTTCCAGTTTAGCTGCAAACATGGATATGGTAGGCCAATTATCACCGATTATTATAGATTCTAATAACAAACTAATCGATGGTTTACGTAGAACTGAAGCATTAAAAAAACTTAAACGTGAAACTATCGAGGTAAGAGTTGCTGATGGAATTACAAAAGATGATAGTTTTCTTATTGAACTTTTATCTAATATGGATCGGAAAGAATTTAATTGGCATGAAGAAATTGATCTTAAATATAAGTTACATAATTATTGGCAAAATGACGCAAAAGAAAACAGTAAATCTTGGGGTTATAGAGAAACTTCTAAACGTTTACGTTGCAGTCTTGGTGGATTATCTACTGATCTTGCCTTTGCGGAAGCACTAAAAGTCTTCCCAGAATTACGAGAACAATCAACTAAAGGTCGTGCTAAAGAGGCCTATAAAGCTCTCGGAAAACAAGCGGCAGCTTTACAGCGAATGGACAGTTTTACTGGGGAAGAAAAAGAAAGACTACTTGCCCTTCAAAGTGGGCAAATAGATATTCAAACTAAAAATACTATTGGCGCCAAAGCATTAGAAGAAACAAAAGGAGCACAAAAAAAAGTTAACGCATTAACACAAAAAGATGATTCTGCTAAAACTAAAATAATTAAATTAAGCTATGTGGCTGAAAATTATAAAACCTTTATTAATAAGTTCCCAGATAATTCAGTTGGTATGGTAGAACTCGATCCGCCATATGCGATTAATTTTAATGCTACATATGGAAAAACTTCAAAAATTAAAAGTAAAGCAATTGATTGGACGGAAAAAGAGCTATATGAATTCTACTTTAATTATTTGCCATTAATTTATCAAAAAATGCTTGATGGATGTTGGGTATTATGTTGGACTGGAAAAGAGCATTATTTGGAAATTAATCGAATTGCCGCTGAAATTGGTTTCGCAGTGCAACAACCTGGAGTCTGGCCTAAACCTGGTGGAAGCACAAACCAGCCTAAGACAAATATGGTGAGCAACTGGGAAATGTTTTTGTTATTTAGAAAAGGTGAAGCCCAATTTAATACCCCGAGCTTTCCTTCCGCTATTCCGGAAATGATTACCAATTCTGCAAGTCAGCGAATTCACCAATGGGAAAAATCCATTCCATTATATGATTATTTTCTCGAAAGACTTAGTAGAGCAGGTACAATTTTTATGGCTCCATTTGCTGGTAGTGGTAATTGTCTGATCAGTGCTGCTAAAGCAGGTATGGTACCTATTGGTTGTGATAAATTACAAAAATATATTCCCCAATTTTATCAGAATGCTCAGAATTATTTTGGTTTAAATACAAAAATAGAGATGCTGTAATTAGTAAAAAGGATGCTTTATTATGAATTCATTCAAATCAGGACAAATAATGTCAGATGATAAAAAGGCAATTCATTGCTGTGAACATAAAAATCTTGTGCCACTTGAAATAGGTTTTGCAAAAAAAACTTATCCTAATGGCTATACGGCTGATCCTTATTATAATTTTGCAACTACTTTAGTTGGCGCTGATACGATTAGAATACGTACTTATCTATGTCTTGATTGTGGATATGAAATTAAAGCTCCTGAGCCCGGACAATGTAAAAAGGACAGGTTATAATGATTACAATTAAAAATTTACATAAAGAAAAACCATCAAAACCATATGATATTAAAGTTGATAGATCAAGTATTTTAGGAAATCCTTATTATATGGAATATGAACATCAACGAAAAGATGTTTGTAATAAATATTATTCTTGGTTTTATAATAAGAAACATACTGAAAACTTTTATAAAGAACTGAAAAGATTAAAAGAAATATATTTAATGTTTGAAAAATTAAATCTCTTTTGTTGGTGTGCTCCAAAACAATGTCATGCAGAAACAATAAAAGAATATTTAAAAAAGGATAGAGTATAAAATTATGGTTGAATATACAGGAATACGAGATAAAAATGGAGTTAAAATATATGTAGGTTCAAAAGTGAAAAAATCTTGGGGTTGGTGGGCTCATTCTGGGGAAGATATAAGAGAACATATAATAACAAAGTATATTGAAAATAATTTAATTCGCTATAATCTTGGAAATAGTTTTAATCGGTGGACTGGTAAAGAAGTTGAAGTAATTGAAAAAAAGGACAGGTTATAATGGACAAATTAAAAAGAATCATTGATGAAATTAAATTCAGTATTCCTGAAAATCACAGTGCTAAAACTCAAATGTATGATGTTTTTAAAATGTGTGATATAGAAAAGGAAATCGGCATTTACAAATCTGGGCAAGTTGTACACCATAAAATGTACAGCACAAAGTGGTATAATAGTTTTGATGCCGCCAGAGACGAATTAATAGCATTAGTAAAAGGACTGGTTGCTGGAGCGTACTATGTTTTTTGGCGCAGAGACCCTACTATGCTTTCTCAAAAAGATTTTCATACAGGGAATACGAAGTTTTGTGGCGTTGTGCGACTCTCAGTATTAAAAAAAGGCGAAGACAAAATACCGATTAAAAAGGATACCTAATGATTATTCCTAAAATAAGCGCAAAAAAATCAGAAAAGAAAGAGAAAACCAGTTTTAATGTTCTTGCTCTTGAGTGTCCACCGACAGATAATATTAAAACAGCATCTATTGCGATGGTAGGAGAAGCTCCTTCAGATATTGAATTGCTTAAAAGTGAGCCATTTGTAGGCCCTGCCGGAAGTCAGCTCAATAGAATATGTGCAGCTGTAAGATTAGCACGCTATCAAATTTATTTAACTCACGCATGTAAAGCACAGTTGCCAAGAAATGACTCAAATAAACTTTGGACTGCTAAAGGATTTCGCCATCCTGACTGGAAAGAATTACAATCACGCTTAATTGACGAGCTTGCAAAATTTCCTGGCAAAGTAATCATGTTGCTTGGTGATACTGCAATGCGTCTTTTAATTGATAATCCTCGCTTTAATTCCATATCAAAATATCGGGGCAGTTTTTATCCTGCAGAAGATTTTCCTCATCTAAAAGAAAAACTATCTGGAAAAATTATTGGCCTTTCTTTTCATCCTTCATTTACAATGGCTTATCGTCAACCTGTTCATTTTTATACAATGATTGCTGATTTTACTAAAGCATTAAAGATTATTAAAAATCCTTCTCTTTTAGATGATAATACAGATATTAGAATCCAGCCAAGTTTTGAAGACATTTTGCAATTTTATGCTCTGATAAAAACTAAAGAATATGTAGCTTTTGATATTGAATGTACACCAGAATTTATTACTTGTTTTTCCTTAGCTGTATATCATGATTCCAAAATCATTTCAATGGCTATTCCTATGTTAAATAATCAAGGTAATTACTGGTCTGTTGAAGAAGAAGTTAAAGTTTGGAAAGGTGTAGCAGAAATTTTAAATTATCCAAATATTAAAATCATTTGTCAAAATGGAATGTTCGATATAATGTTCATTTTACGTACGATGAATATTAAAACAGATAACTTTTATTTTGATACCATGTTAGCACAGCATAGAGTATATACTGAACTTCCAAAAGGACTTGATTATTTAACATCTATCTACACTTATTATCCTTATTATAAAGATGAAGGAAAGCAGTCACATCTTAAGGTAATTAAAGACTGGCAACAATACTGGAAATACAATGCTAAAGATTCAGCCTATCTTTTACCAATTGCTGAAGCTCTTATAAAAGAATTAGAAGAATTTGATTCTACTGAAGTAATGGATTATATGATGAATTTACATAAACCATTAATGGAAATGGAATTTAATGGAATATTAACGGATAAAAAAGGAGTATTAAATGCTAAAAGTGAAATGGAAAAAGAAACTATTGACTTGGAAAAACAATTAAAAAATTTAATAAAGAAAAATTCTGGCGGAAGAGTAAAAGATCTCAATCAAGGTTCACCAAAACAAATGGTTGCCTACTTTTATGGTATTTGTATGATCAAACCTTATATTAATCGCACTACAGGAAATGCTACTTGTAATGCTATGGCACTTCATAGAATTGCTAAAAAAGATAGTAAAGGATCTGACGAAGCGAAGTTAATTATTAAGATAAGAAAGAATAAAAAACTTATTTCAACTTATTTTAATGTCCCTATAGATGCTGATAATCGATTACGTTGTAGTCATAAAATTACCGGCACAGTTTCAGGTAGAATTGCTACAGAAAAAACCTTTTTTGGTACCGGGGCAAACTTGCAAAATCAGCCCTATCTATTTAAGTTACATCTCATTTCTGATCCTGATTGGATTTTATGTGAGCCTGATCTTGCCAAAGCAGAAGCTCATGTAGTTGCTTATCTTACACAAGATAGTAACATGATAAAATCTTTTGAGTCAGGAATAGATGTTCATTCTTTTAATGCCAGTAAAATTTTTAATATCCCGATTGAAAAAATTATTGAAGAAGCTCATACAAAGCAAGTTGATCAAAAAAGTACTATGAGGTATATGGGAAAAAAGGTTGTGCATGCTTGTGTTGATGATCAAACTGAGGTATTAACACCAAAAGGTTGGATGAATATTACTGAAGCTATTGGAAAACCTATTGTATCTTACGGAAAATTTGAACTTCCTTTACATTGGTATAAATGTAAAGTAAAAGAGCAATTAATCTTAATCCAAGGAACAGGATTAAATCAATTTGTTACTTGGAATCATACAATACCGCTGTTAACAGAAAAAGGCTTATTAAAAGTTCCGGCATTTCATTTATTAGGAAAACATAAAGCTAACTTAAAAATGTATGGTAGAAACAAAGTTTTATCCCCTACCCATATAACTACACATCTATATGAGGGAATCGTTTATTGCCCCACAGTTTCATCAGGTATTTTTCTAATTCGTAGAAAAGGTTTTATCAGTTATACAGGAAATTCCAATTATGCGATGGGACCTCAAACTTTTTCTGATAATCTCGCAGTTGAAGACATTTTTAAATCTCAATCTGATTGTAAAAGATTACTTCAAAATTATCAGGATAGGTTCCCAGGTTTAAAAAGATGGCATCGAGCAATAGAAGAAGAAGTTCAAGCATCAAGGATTCTTTATAATTTATTTGGAAGTCCGAGAAAATTTCTTGGTGATATGGGACCTGCCTTATTTAGAAATGCCTACAGTTATAAACCACAATCAACTGTAGCCGAGCTATTAAATCGTGGTATGATTAAATGTGTTAATGATCCTCGACTGGGAAAAGATGGTTTTGATATTAGAATGTTAACAACTGTTCATGATTCAACTCTTTTTCAATTCCATAAAAGTAAGCTTCCTAATTTACTTCAAATATTATTGATAATTAAAGATCACATGAGCCATACCTTTACATATAAGGGAAGATCTTTTTCTATTGGTCTTGATGCTAAAATTGGTCATCAATGGGCCGGGGAGACAGCGGAGATTAGTCCATTTACACAAGATAATATTAATACAGCAATTGAAAAGATAGGCTTATAATATGAGAAAACGTAAAAAAATACAAACACCAAAACAAAGATGGACATTTAAAAGACATTTTTACTATAAAGGAGTTCTAACTGGAACTAAAACACGAATTTATCAAATGTTGCAAGATAACAATAATAAAAAGTTTCTCCGGCCAACATTAAGTGGAAAAGAAATTGAAAAACTTTGCATCATTATAGATATGTTAAATGAATTACTTAAAAAATATGATAAAAATACTGCTCTTTTAAAAAATAAATAATTTTAGGAAATAAATATATGGCCAGGCAATTATCTGATTGGTTAGAATACTATATGAAGTACACGCAACGAACGGAACCTCCTGAATTATATCATTTATGGTCAGGGCTGACAGCAATAAGCTCTGCACTTCGGCGCAAATGCTATTGTGATTGGGGAGCTCTTCGTGGTCTTGTTTACCCAAACATTTTTGTTTCATTAGTTGGCCCACCAGGTGGTAGAAAAGGTACAGCGATGAAAATTGCTAAATCTTTTGTACAACAACTTGGAATTCCACTTGGTGCAGATTCTTTAGGCTCAACTCAAGCATTATATAAAGAATTGATGGATAGTGAAGATTCTTATGTTGACCCACAGGGAATGACACGTAAACATAAAAGTATTTCTGTATGGTCAGAAGAATTTCAAGTCTTCTTATCTGATAAAGATCAAATGCTTATTCCGTCCATTACAGATTTATTTGATTCTCCCGATATATGGAAATATAAAACCTTAGCCAGAAAAACTGAAGATATATCTAATGTTTGGTTAACAATTATCGGTGCTATTACTCCAGATCTGTTACAGGCAAAGTTGACTCGGGAAGCAGTCGGCGGCGGCTTAATATCAAGAATTATATTTGTAGTTGGCCAAGGACCAAAACAAAGAAAAGCATTGCAATTTCTAACCCAAGAAGAAGAAGAAATAAATAAAAATTTAAAAAATGATTTACAAGAAATAGCTAATTTAGCTGGGTCATTTACCCTATCTAAAGAGTTCCTACAGGCATATGTTCGTTGGTATGAGGATGAGTATGATGAATCCGGCGTTCCTTCAGATAAATTTCTTGGTTATAATCATCGTCGTCCACTGCATTTAAATAAAATTTGCATGTTATTATCTGCTGCAGCGACAAATGATTTAATTCTTAAAGAAAAACATTTTAAAAAAGCATTAGCAATTATGCAACTCACAGAACAATCTATGCCAAATGCCTTTTATGGCCTTGGATTATCAAGTCAGGCTAATGTTTATGCAAAAATACTTTCATTTATTGAGTCAAGAAATACTTTTGATTGGATAGAATTATTACGCAATTTCAATATGGACGTTGACAATATTACTCAATTAAGAGGCTATATGGAAATGGCAGAGCAGAGTGGTCTTATTACTTGTGAAGCATCAGCAACTGCTTGTTGTTATACTACGATTAAAAAAGTAGTTATTCAATATGATCCAAGCTATATTGAAAAAACAATTTTTAAATTAATGGATAGAAATGTAGTTAAACAGTTAACTTAAAAAGGAGTACGTAAAATGACTGATCAAAGAGAATTACCCAAGTACAAATGCCACAAAGAAGTATGGGGCCTCAAAATTACCAAGATCGAAAAGGACTGTGATTTAGCAAAAGAGACAAACAGAGAGACAGATGGCAGCGCAATGATTACCTCGGCAGAAGAGGGTTACTCCCCGATCAAAGTAGATCAGGCTTATATGGTAAAACACAAACCTTTTGTTGGTGGGTATTATGTTGTGTACGAAGATGGGTATAAATCCTTTTCTCCATCGGATGTTTTCGAAAATGGTTATTCAAGAATATAAACAGTATGGTATTAACCCACTAAATAACTTGGGTCATGTTTAATAGTTATTTCTTTATACACAATTAGGAGAATAATTATGTTACTTGAAACACATGAATTGCTATTAAAACTTAAAAAAGAAATTCCTTTTAAAACAACAATAACATTATCTTTAGATGACAATGAATTAGTTATTCAAGTATTGTTTAAAAAATATACTGTACCATATTTTTATTTAGCTACTTATGATTTAACTACATTAAAAAATCAAAAGGAGGAAATAATAATTACTGATCTTGTGAAAAATGTAAGGGATTTTTACAATAATGCAGAAAATGAAAAATTGGAAGAAAGAGTTTTATCAAACCAAATTGTTAACTGGAAAGGAGAAAAGAAATGACAGAACAACCCAACAATGATACCACTATGACTGGCGAAGATTCTTATACCGACCCACCTAAAATTCTATTTTTTGACACTGAAACAAGTGGTTTTATTACCAAAAAATTAGGTGCTCACGATCCTGACCAAGCGTGGTGCGTACAAATAGGTGCCATTCTTGCCACAGAAAAAGAAAATCTTGATCAGATGAACTTAATCATTCAAGCTAATGGACGAGAAATGAATTACCACGCTGAACAGATTCACGGTATTTCAATTGAACGTGCTGATGCAGAAGGATTGCCTGAGTTGGAAGTTATCGAGGCATTTGGTAAACTCATCCGGAAAGCTGATCTGATTGTATGTCATAACTATGACTTTGATTGGGCCTATGTTTATCAGATGATGGAAAGAAATCTGGAAGCTTTATCTGATGAAGCCAGGTCTGCTTTCTATCTTGACACTCCAAGTTTCTGTACGATGAAAGATAAAACTATTAAAAAGTATGTTAATGCAAAAAACAAACTTGGAAGAATTAAATGGCCCAAACTAATTGAACTTTATGAAAAAGTTCGTGATGCTTACAAAGTTAAGCACGGTGTGGACTGGGATTTTACCTTCACAGAAGATGATGCCCACGATGCATTTGCTGATATTGAAGCTACTAAACAATGCTTTTTTGAACTTGTCAATCTTGGTATAATTAAGTTAGATTCATAAAAATAATTCTGTACGTTCATTTTTGAACGTACAGTCTTAAAAAAAAGGTGAGTATATGACTAAACCAATGAAAGCATGGAAAACAAAGCGTAATGAGTCAGATATGGTAAAATTGGAACAAATCAAGCAGGAAATTCAAAAGACTCAAATCAATAACAACTTGCCGAACACATTTGATGCATTGTTACTGTTGCTGATTCGAAAAGGGGTAATTTAATTTTTAATCTTTACAATAAAATAAGGAGTATATTATGATACTTGTAAAACCAGCACATCAGATTTTATCTGTCATGGGAAATTCTGATAAAATGAATCCGCTAAGTACAATAGTGGAGAATAATAAAATGGCAAAAATAGTTTATGAACAACATCAAGTATATGAAACAAGGCAACTCATCAAAAATAATAAATTTGAGTCATGTATAATAAAATATTCTAAGCATGCTAAAGATATTATCTTTGAGCTGGTCATTAATGACATACCATTTCATAGAATATCATATGGCTCTGGAATTATTAAGCTACTTAAGAATGATGGTAATATCTGTGAGTATTGTCATGGTCGAGGTTTGTTAAAGATTAAATAAATTAAAAGAAGGAGAAATATTATGAAAAAGACTATCTGTTTAATAACAATGTTTTTGGTATATATCACTGCATCGGTGGTGCTTGCAGAAGAAAAAGAAGTAAAATATGCGGTAACAATTAGTGTGACTTATAACGCCATATCTATCGCTGACGCAACGGAAATAGCATGTGATGCTATGCTGCTACACCAAGAAGCCTGTAAAAATGAAATCAAGATTAAAAAAGTTAATAATCAAGAAATCAATATGAGTATTTCTGGTAGTAATTTTATTCTTTTAGACACTGCCACAGGGAGTTGAGAGGAGTCAAAACGCTAATTAAATATTATGGGCCGTCTGAGCGAAAACCTATTAGGGGCATGAACCAAACGGGAAGTAGCGACGGGAGCGCATGGATTCAATCCACCCACGGCCCACCATTTTTTAATTAGTTAATTCTGATAAACCAAAATAGCGCTGACGAAGCTGTTCCTGAGTTAACTCTAACTGCCCAATCAATGTTAGTACATTTGTATTTTGGGCTAATTTTTTCAGTTTATTAATTCGTGCAGTTATTTTTCGAATTGATTTTTGAAAATTCTCATAAACTTTTAACTGCTTAAATTCTTCTATATTTGCCTGTAAAAATAATCTTTTATCATTTGCTTCTTCAAAGTCTTTTTTAAATTTCCGGAATTTTTTTCCTGCCTTTCTGAAATCTTGTTCCTCAATACTTGGCCGATATTCTTTCCCGCGACCAACCCTCCAGTAAGCCAATTTTCCAATGAAAGGTACTGATTCCAGTGTGCGAGACTTTTCCAAGTCAAACATACTAAGATCTAAAGTATCCTTAAACATTGAATTTACAAACTTGAATGGTGGCAATACCATTTGACCAACCGCAGTACCGATTCCTTCTCGTCTTGCCTGCATTCTTACATGCCTGTTAGCGCCGCCCATTGTAAGAAAATTTTCAATTACCGCATCGCTAAATTTTGTTTCTTTTCCCACCATGAAATCTTTAACTTCATCGGCGCCAGCATTTGCAAGTGCAAGAACTCCCATAAGTGCAGTCATATTTCCTATTGCTTTTAATTTCTGCTGGGCATCACCATGCCTTAAATCGCGCCAAACCTCATTACGAAAAACATCAAGTTGTTTTAAAGTAAATGTTTTTAGCATATACAATATACGCCAATTACCGCCCTTTAAATAATATTCTGGCATTTCAGATAATGCTACTGGTTGAAAATCCAGCAAACGAGAATATAGCAACATTTTTATATTTTCAGATGGGTCAGCAGTAGAATTTTTATCTAAGGCTAAGAGTTCATTAATTACTTTATTTGATTGATTGCCAAAAGTTGGCCTGATTTTTTTCAGTAGTTTAGCTCTACCTTCTTCTGTGCTTGCTTGTCTTTTATAGGCATCAAAAGCATTATTAATTAAAAATTCTTTGCCAATGGAATCAATTCTTTCAAGCCCAACCCATTTAAATACTCCTGATACTGCGCGGCTTAAAGAATCGAAATCAGCAAATTCTTGTGCCATTCGCTCAATGCCAAGATCTTCTTTTGTAATGTTAGACCTTTTAAATAATGCTCTAGTTAAGTTTTTTATATTACTTGGCAGGCGTAAAGGATTCCATACTTCCCCGACGTACATTGCCCAAGCGATATCACCAATTTGTGTCATGGCTGCCATTGGATTACCTAAAACATCAATATAAGCAAGGTTTTTATACCAATGTACCGGGCCAGTTGTACCACGTTCATGAAACCGAGCCGCTAAAATATCTTTTACAGCTTTCTCATCTTTTTTATGTAGCTTGCCTGTGAGCATTAAATCATTAACATACACACCAATGTTTTCTGTATAATCTCGATTGGCCTGCTTATAGTCTTCTAACTTTCCTTCGTAATCTTTAACATTATTTTTAAGTAATTTAATCCTTTCTTGTTGTGAAGATACGAGTTCTTGTTGATCTTCAGTCATTGCTTCACTTGCGCCAAGTGCGGCAAGTTGCTCAAGTTTCAATAATTCTGTTTGGTCTGAATTTCTTTTTCTTTTAATGGTAGCAATTCTTTGAGGTACTTTACCAAAAAATCGCCGAGCCTCAATCTTTTTAGTCATACTATAAATATATCCCATCAGCGCTGAATCTGAATCATCATAAAATTCGGCATATTCAGGAGGGATTTCAGGAAATTTTCTTGCTTGTGTATTACTTGGTCCACCCATACCTTCCGGACGGCCAAGAATTAGATTACTAATAATATCTGCTTTAAGATCAGGATATTTATCATCCATCTGGGCGACAGATAAACCAAGTGAATCTGCTTTCCTTTTTATGGCTTCTGTAAAATCTGCCCGTCTTGAAATTCCTTGTGTTGCCTGAAGGAAACCTTCTTGATCTTTAAGTACTCTTGGCCAGTAATCTTCTATATAACCAACAGTAAGTCCAACATCTATAGCATCTTGACGAATTTTATTTAGTACCTCTCGTAATTTATTATAATCTTCTTCAAAGCCATATTTTCTAGCAATCTGTGTAATTTTACCAAGATCACTATTTTTGCGCGCCCAATCCCATATGGTTCTATCGTCTTTAGATACATCTTTTCTTTTCATCCGTTTCATCATTGGGTGAGCAACTTTTAATGCAGCTGTAATATTCATCGCTGTACGAAAATCAAGTTGGCGCAGAGTCCCAGAAAGATCGTCAAGACCTATGATTTTAAGCCTAGTAGAGATTGGTGTCAAACTTCTTTCTATCATAAGCTTGATAGCTGAAGACTTCATTCTAAGAGACTGCCCATACTTTGTAAGAAGATTTTTCTTTTGGTTGACTATTTGACCATAGCGTTGATCTGAAATTTTTTGTTCTGGTAAAGGTTCGCGAGTCTCGAACATTGGAGTTGTTATCTTGTCAGAATCTTTTTCATCTATTTGTAGTTGTGGGATTATATGAGGATCATTTATATCATTCGTCTCTCTTTCATAAAGCTTACCGCTTTCAGTTTCTCTGGCTAAACTTCCAACTGACTGAAAATCTTTATTAACAACCTTTCTTCCAAGAGTATAAATCTGATTAAAAAAGTCCATCACTTTCTGGATAATTTTATTCAATGTTGAATGATTGCGATATGCTTCTCTATTGACCATGATTTGAGCAAACATATTAGCCCGATTTTCTTTCATCCTTTGAACATGATCTGCTTTACCTGTTTTAGGATTTTTAGCAGTACTCAGCGGAAACTCTAATTTCCCAGCCTTGTGAAGTTTATTAAATTCTCTATTTAAAGCATTATTATCTGCTGTGGTAATCATCCCAAGATTATCAAGTGCATGTTTATTTTCATGCCAAGGAGTTTTCTTATCTGCAAAATCTTTATCAATTAAAATCTTGTTACCTAATGTAACTCCAAGAATTCTACCTTCTTTGGACATCTGCCCAGTTTGAATAGCGAATTCAATGAAGTCTTTTCCGGCATCTTGAATATTATCAATAGTGATACCTTGGCCATTTTTGAAACGAATTGATATTTCATTATTCTCGCCGATAAAGACATCCTGTTCAGGATACATTTTTTGAATTTCAGCAAGCTGTATGCCTTGTCCAGGTGCTTGATTTTCACGAACTTCTAAATAAACTTTCTTAGCCTCAGAAGTACTGTTTTGTTCTGTAGGTTTACCAAAACGATCAATCTTTTCAAGAATAGCTTTATATTTTGGAGCATCTAAAGCAGCAAGCCAATCATTATTGCCTAAAGAATCTAATTCATTAAGTAAAAGAATTTCATCTTTTGTATAGAAGTCTTTTTTATTAATTTTTTCTTTATTTAATTGCGGTAATATACTATCATCAAAGACAGCAATTTCATAAGAGCCATCAGGTAACTTTTCCTTAGCTCCTTGAATACCATGTTTAACTAATAATTGCCGAGCTTTTTCAGGGCCAACAGTATAAACTAAAGCACCTATATAACCTCTACCATGTTTTAAATTTAATTTTCTATTATCAGCTCTATTAACTTTTTCTGGGGTATCTAACCCAGCTTCTTTAAGAGCTGCTTGAATTCCTGGAAGTGCAGGCCCGTGAATTGGATCATAAAAAGTATCTAATTCAGCAGATATTTTAGTTTCATTACCATACTCATTATATACATTTTTACCTAAATCTAAATCAGTAGAAAAATAAATTCCTGGGCCAAGAATACTACTGCCTTCACCAGAATGAAGCATATGAGATAATATTTTACCGCCTTTATATGACCCATAATGAACTGCTTCACGAACTTCAAACTGATATTGTTCAGGAGCATAATGAATATTTTTTGCTTCAAAAACATTAATTTCAAAAGCATTATCTAAAGTACCTTCAATAACAGCATCATATCCGGCAGCTTTAAATGCTTTTGTAGCTTTAAAACCATCTTTTTTATTTAAAATACTTGTTGTGCCCAGGGTATCTTCTAAAATTTGATTGTATTCAGAAGAATATTTATAAAGGGGATTTTTAAAACTAAATCTAGCTTTTACAATTCGGTCAGATTTACCTGTTTCTAATTGATTTGTTTCTGCATAATTTTGGGCATATTCAGGATCTAAAGTAAAATAATGACCTGCACCTGCCCAGCCATGCTCAAATTCTTGTCTTTTTGAATCGTCAAAAGCTTTAAATGGTTGTGCAGATGTTCCATGATAACCAATAAGTTCTTGGCCAGAAGAATCTTTAACAAAATTAGTTTCACGAACTTCAAACTGTGGATCACCGTCTACTTGCTGTTCATTTGTGAACGACCTTGTTTTAGTTTCTTTAGATCCTCCAGTAAAACTACCTCTACGAACATCTGGCACAGGTCCAGGATCTTCATCAAGGCCTAACTCTTTTGCAATTTGTTTTGACTGTTCTGCAACACGTGCTAAATGGCGTTCTTGAAAAGCATCAAACTCCTTTTTTTCAATTTGTTTTTTATGTAAAGCTTCTCGTGCTTGTTCTTCGGATTCAAAAGCATCAACTTGCTGCGAAATTTTCTGAGCTGAAATTTCAGCCATTTGTGAGAGTTCAGCTTTTGAAATTTCATTAGTATCTGACTCAATATTAATATCCTGTGGACGTGGAAATACTTTACCACCAAGTATACGAGTAGCCTGATCTAAAAAGTCTTGTGGATGTGCTGCTCTTTGAAATCCCGGAGGAAGAATAAGTCCTTCTCTTGGCGCTGGTCCTTCAAGTATTGTTGGTCCTGCAGCTTTGCCCGCTTCTAATATTGGAATATCTGAATCATTAAATAATTTACCACTACGTTGCTCAAAACGTCTTACATCTTCCGGTGTTCTTGTTCTATTTGTTTCTTCATCACGAACTTCTCGCGCATATTTTTCTTTATCATAAATTATGCTTGGTTCTACTTTACCACCAAGTCTTTCAGTAGCGCGGTCAAGAAAATTAGGTTCTTGTTCACCTACGATTGTTCTTTGTGGAGAATCAATTAATGTCGGTTCGCCAGTAGTTTCATCTATAGGAGTTTTAACTTGCTGACTACGAGCATAAAAGTTTCTTATCGCTGTATGAGCAATATCTTTTTCTTCAGATGTTTTTGCTAATTCAAGAAGTTGGCGAATTTTGCGGTTATGCATCTCATCAGCTTCTTGTTCTGCTGGCCAGTAAAGCGCATCAAGATCTTTTTGAATATCTTTTCTTGCTTCTGCAGAACGATCCGGATTATTATATTCAGTCCAAAGACGGTCAATTTCAACCTGCTGTTCTTTTCTGCGCTGGCGTTCTTTTTCAGTATTTTTTCTCTCAGATATCTGCGCAGTTATTTCATCAGCAGTAAATTTAAAATAATTTTTTAACCTATTTTTTACTTGGTCAAGAGTAATATCATTTCTCTCATAATCATACCAAAGTCTATCAAGTTGCTGTTTTTTTATTATTTCTGTTTGCCGATCAAAATAAAGATCTTCCTCAGAAGGTGGAGTAACAGTTTCTTTTTGTGTTTTATCAACAGTTTCTTTATTTATTTGATCATCAACAGTTTCTTTATCTATTTGAGCATCAACATCAAGTCCTGTTTCTTTCTGTAAACGATTTTGCCGTTCAGTTAATTCTGTAACTTTAGTATTCAAGTCAACAGTAAGATCTTCAACAGAAATATCCCGTTTAACAGCAGTTGCCTCTAAAGCATCAGGATCTTTTAACAGAGTGTTAATGTCAGTAAGATCATTAGTCAATTTTTCATTTGCTGCCTGAATATTTTCTTCTCCACCAGATATGACATTTTGTACATATTGATCTATTTGGCGATTTTTCTTTTCATCAATTGTTTCTTTTCCACCCATCATAGTAGTAGTCGCTGCACCAACACCACCACCAATAGAACCAACAAACATACTTTCAGCAATAGACTCAAGATTTTCAACAGTCAATAATTTTTCATCAGTGTTTGCTACAGTAGTAAGAATATCAATAAGTTCCTGCCCACCTTCCTGTAGAGCTTCTTGAGGAATATTACTTAAAATTGCTTTTGCTGATCTTTTAACAATTCCTTTTGAACCTTTAGCTAAGGAATCAACAAAAATATCCACTAATTTACTATTACCACCAAAAAACTCTAAAGATGTTTTTAATGCACCGGCAAATAATGCTATCCCAGGAGCATCAACATTATGTTCTTCAAGCAAATCTGCATATGTACTACCAGATTCCATTGGCATAACTGCAGCACCAAGACCAACTTTGCCACCAAGCTTTTTTATTGCTTGTTTAGTGACTTGTTTTCGAAGTTCCTTTTCTGAAATACCCTTAATACCTTCTTTCATAGCCTTTTTAACTATTTGATCGATGCCTTTTTTAAGAATAGTTCTACCAGCTAAGCCTCCAACAGCAGTACCAGCACCAGGACCAGCAATAGCAGTTCCGACGGCTGATCCAATTAATGCTTCAACCATACTCGGAACAAGTCCACCAGCTTTTGCTTGTACATAATCAATAGTGCCGCCAAAGCCTGCTTTCCCAGTATAAACATCTCTGAAAGAATGCTTTTGAGGATATTGCGCAGCTTCTTCAATGTTTCGATGATAGCCTTCCCTACCAATATCTTGAAGTTTTTGCCCAGCAGTTTCAGCACCTAATTTTTTTAGGCCACTACCAGCTAAAGCACCAGCACCATAGAAAGAAGCCTGTAAATTTTGAAGTTCGCGCTGAACGCCAGGAACAAAATCAGGGGCATTATTATTTATTGGGACAGTATTAGTCTGCATGTTATCTTGCTGATCACTATAAGGGTCCCAAGTCCCATTTGAATACTGCTCAAATTCTTCATCAGTAAAAAGTTTATTCGCAGCCATTTAATATTACCTTCCAAAAAGTTAGTTTATAACTGTTTTGCCATTTCTTCATCTGATAAATTAAGGTAGATTTTTTATTAATTGTTCCATATCCTCGGTAGAGCTACTGTTCTCACTTGGCATATTTACGCCAGGTTTTCTCAGTAACCACTGGTCTTGCTCATTCAATAAATGAGCTAATGAATTAATCCCTCCAGCAGCCCCGAGAGCTTTTTTCTGTCGAGAAGGATCAGCTGCATTGATATCTGCCAATGGTGGTGCTGTTCTTTCTCCTGGAGGAGAAAAATCTTTTATTGTTGAAACATTCCCAGGAGGTGGTGTTATTTCTCCGCTAAAAGATGCTGGATTTTTTTGATACCTATTCATTGCATGTCTTTCCATAGCCATTTGCTTCAATGCCATTTCTGGCGTTAATCCTTTTTTAGTTACAAGACCAGTAGCTTTATCTCTTTGATCAGCCATTAAAAATCTATGATATTGCTGGTCAGCTTGTTGTCTAACTAGATCATTTTGTGCTGTTTGATTTTTTGTTAACCAAGTATTCTGTGCTTCTACAGCCTTAGCTGCTGTCGAGGCACTAAGACCATATTGAGTTAATCTTCGCTTAGTATTTTCTGCCATCTTACTAAGGATAAAATCATTATTTTGTGCAGTCTTGGATAAGCTAAATTCATTTTGAGTTCCTTGCGCTGTAACCTTTCGCTGATTTAAAAGATTGGCTGCATCTTCATCCGCAGTAACACCCATACCAAATAATTTTGCTTTATTAGCATAATCATATTCAGCAGCATCTTTATCAGCAGTAACACCCATGCTGAATAATTTTGATTCATTACCATAGCCACGTTCAGCAATATCTCTGGCATCCTGTCTAGTATCTTCAATATCAGTTAATTTTTGTCTGCGCTTTATTCTAGTATCCGCCATGTTTGATACGACATCACCAACACGACCCATTGGAGTATTTGGTGCAATAGCAGCTCCAAGTGAGCCAAGTAATTTAGAAAATTGATAAGGATCATTACCAGAAAAAGTATTTGTTTTTGGTGGAGTTATGTCTTTCAACGCTGTGGTTGGTGCTCTAACAAAAGATCTTGGATTATCAATTCCAGGTAGCTCAAAATCGTCTTTATTTGCAGATATAGCAAAAGCCATTTTATTTCTCCTATTTGTTCAATGTTTGAACGTAGTTATTATAATAATCCGCCTATCCCACCAAGAGCAAGACCACCAAGTAAAAAAGCGGGATTGCCTAAAGCTGCCATACCTACTGCACCCTCGGCGGCTGTCATAGCTCCCACCATACCTCCCATGGCTGCGCCAGATAATGCACCACCAATAGCGGTTGCTGTTTTAGATGGCCCATCAACTCCCTGTGTAATTGAAGCACCTGATATAGCCGCAAGCATATTACCGCCTTCTTTATACATAGAAAGATCCCATTTTGCATCTTTAACATCAAATTCAAGATTTGTTTCAGTTTCTTCCTTCTTAGCGGCAAGCTTAATTCGATTAGCTTCGATGGTATAATGAGCAACAGTTTTATACATCTCAACTTCTTGAAAAAATACATTCAAGAATTTATCAGAAGCATTCAGAATTAACTTACTCCGCTCAAGATTAAGATCAGCATTCTTCATTTCAACTACAGATTGAAACTTATCAACATTTCTATTTCGTTCATTAGTAATAATAGCTTCACCGATAACAAAAGCTGATCCCATATTGGCATTAACGTTCTGCATTGAGCGTTTAAAGATAGGAAGAACGTTAGCTGCTAAATCCGCATCTACAATAGCTGCATGTGATGCTGTCTGAGTAGTAACATTTAAAGTTATATCATCTGCATCAAGTTTGGCAGCAACTACATCAAATACATCTGCCCAATCAGAACTTGGATTAAAAGCATTTACAACTGTACTAAAAGCAGCTAATGCTGTAGCATTTGCAGCTATATCAGTATCTGGATCATAGCTGACAGCTGATGTATAAGGACTTGTGGCTGCTACAGCAGTTGTAATATGTGCTGCTATCTCATCCAACCAGGTTTCATGCTGAGTTTTCATATAATCAGGATAGTCAACTTTACCACTAGATCCGCCCCCACCACCCTTAGCATGAATTTTACTTATAATTCTCTCAATCTTATCTTTAAACATATATTCTCCATTAGTCACTTATCTTCATCTGAAAATAGTCACTTCTCCAAAAAGGATTAAACATTTCTGCATAGTGAATTATTCTTGGATTATCTGTATAGAAATCAAAGAAGCTACAATTTTCTGAGGCTGCATATTTTTTCATAGCTTCAAAACCTTCCAGGAAAACTTGCTCATTAGATCCATTAGGAGCATAAGCAGCAACGATTGTAACTGTCTTTCGTCCGACAGCATAATCATCATTAAGTTTTGTTATAAAAACTACATCAGTTATTTGCTCATCATTTTCATCATGAACCGATAACCAACATATCGCAGTCTCAAGCATAAGATCTTTAAGTAATGCTGTCTTCATTACCATTGCGCTTTCTGGAAAAGCCTTATCAAACGTTTCATTAATTAAAGGCCAAAATGGTTTAAGCTGATTTGGATAAAGTCTAATAAACATTTATACTTTTCCTCATGTCTTTCTCATCTGTAAACTTAACCTTAGCTTTAATAGAGCCAAGACTAAAATCTCCAGTACTATCATAAGTTCCTTGAAGCCCAAGCTTAAAAGATCTTCCAGAAAGCTTTTGTGTTGCTATTCCGCGCTCATTAAGACAAGTCCAGCCAAGATCTATAAAAGCCCCTTTATAATCATACCTGGTTGAAGTTCTTAAATATAATGGAATGTCAGCACAGGTAATATAACGAACTCCAAACTCTACATTCTCCAAAGATTTCAAAGCCTGGTAACCAAGATCAGATTCAGTTGTAATCAGACGAATCTTAGTGTCTGCAGTGTTTTTAAAAAAGCCACATAGGAGATTATTGTAACGTCCAATTGAAGACACACATTGATGAGTAGAGTACATTCCATTTTCAGTCAGAACATAACAAAGAACTCCATCTGAGATATAAAAATTTCGTAAACTTGGTTCGTAAGAAATAATAATATCAGCCTTAGTCAATTTTTTCATGAATTGTCTATAACCAAGAACTTGAATTTTATCTGTAACCAAACATAAATCATAATTAAGATCTATAAAACAATGAACATCTTTACCATAACCTATACAATTAAAATCAAGTACTCCATTCCAGATTGTCTTTTGCCCAAAGCCAACAATTTGATCATTTGAAAAAGGAACAAGTTGTTCAATCCCTCGATCTCCGTAAACTATAACTACATCATTCAAACGTTTGAGTTCATATATTTGACCTTGATTTTCAATATCCCAAGACATCTTTAAGAAACCTGAACTTGGATCAGTCTCTGAATCAAATATCTTATTACCAATACCACCATAGGCAACAGCACATGAACCTAAATGCTGCCACTTAATATCATTACTTTTAAGCCCTCCAACTAAAATTTGATTCTTATAATTACATATTGCTGTTCCATGAGGAATAACTCCAGAGCTGATTGGAAGAACAGCATCAGTTCCAGGACTCGCATTCGGTTGACGTTCATACATAGTGGTCCAAAGCTCACCAGAAGCATTATATCCAGAAGCTATTATAATATAATACTTTCCGAATGAAGCTACATCAACTTTATCAATATTAGCTAATGTTCCAAGAGTGACAATCTTAGTAGCTGTCCAAGTATTGGAATTACACAAGAGTTCATATAAAGTTAAATCAGTTCCTTCAACAGCGACAGCTAATACATAGTGATCTATGATAAACATTCTAGGCCATGGCCAGCCACTTCCTATTGTCCATGTTCCACTCGCGGCTGTTATAGTCATATTAATTACCTTCGTTTAATGATTGATCATAGTTGGTTATTTCGATTCTAATTTAGCTATTCGTCTATGCTGGCTTAAGAAGAATAAGAATATAAAAAGCATAAAGAAAAAAGCCATATATTTATAAAAAGTTAATTGATGATGAAGTTGAAGAATATAAAGAGCTTGCTCTTCTGTTTTTATTAAAAGTTCAGTAATTGCCTGGTTATAATCAATAAGTTCACCCTCTTTAATATCATTAATGGTCATATCAGGAAGATGATTATTTTTATCTATATATTTCTGAAGATTGTCAAGAGACATTAAATCATAATCTTCATCAAAGATATAGTCAGCATTACAGGTTAGTACACCACAAGTGGCAGTGACTGTTCCAGTAACAGTTACACCTATAGCAGTAGTTGCCAATTTAGCATTTCCACTATGAAATAAACTAGTTGCACCATTTGGAACTGCTGAAAGAGCACTAGATGTGCCAGTGGCATAAAGATATAAATTACCAGTAGTATTTCCAATAAACCCATGAGTTCCAGAATGCCACATCTCCAGATCATTGCCATCCCCAAAATAGATTTTATTTCCATCATCTAATGTAAGTTCATCAGAAAGTTCTACTCCGACAGAACTAGTTCTTAATTTATCGATGCCTTCATATCCTAAAGAAACATATGAATTACCATCCAGAGTATAGGCCGTTAAAAAGGCAGCTCCACCAGCATCAGTCATTTCAAAAATGTCAGAACCGGCTTCATCATAACGCAACATTACATCATCAGAAGAGCCAAAATAAAGATTTAGATCATCTCTCATACGTAACTCATCGACAATATCAATACCAAAAGAGTCTGCCTTAAGCTTAATTGCATCATCATAATATAAAAAAGAAGCTCCATTTTTCTCAAATTTAGCTAGAACACCTCCGTCACTACCCTGAAGAGTTAAATAATCACCTGTTCCATTATAGGCCCAATACATATCACCTGAACTTCCATAATAGACTCTATTCTTGGTTCCAGTATCATCCGCTATATCAATATTAAAAGTATTACTTTGAAGATCACCACCCAGATGAGGTAATGTATCATTAACCAAATCAGCCCCACCACTAACGCCTAATTGAACATCTGTGCCGTCCTCATCGGTAAACCAGGGAGTATTTGGCGCTCCTGTCTTTACCCAGAACTGACCATGGTCTGCATAATCAAGAGGAGCCGACGCCCGTTCTGCCATAGATGTTGATCCAACAGTACGAGTTCCAAACTCAAGTGTTCTAAAAATAGCGGCATTATCCCAATACAAGACAGTCGAACTATCAGGAATTAAGGCAACACCAATATCAGTTACATTTGAAAATAGAGATAGTGTACCCTTCTTATTAACAATATAACTATTCGTCCAATTTGAGTATAAGTCAATATCATTCCCACCATTGTTAGAGAATTTATGATTCACTCCTGCGGAAGTATTAACTATATTACCATCAAGACAATTAAAAATATGATTCTGCGTAACTGTTATGTTCTCATTCTCATCATCAATTGCATTATTTAAATGAATACCATAGCCAGTATCGCCTGTCCCAGCCGCAGATATAGTATTATCTGTACAAAGTATTTTAGTACAATCCTGAAAAAGAATGCCATCCTCACCAACAGTTTGAATTGTATTTCCTTGAACTGAACCTACATCAGTATACGCTAGGAGTATACCACAACCAGAGCCAGAAGATCCGGTAATAGTATTATTTACAATATCTATAAACGCTCCATCTCTTACAAGTATACCATCATCTATTACGGTGTCATCATCTATTCCCCAGATAGTATTACCTTCAATAGTTATATGAGAACTCTCATGTCGATTGGCACCATCATTGGTGAGTGCTATTCGAATTTCAGAACCATCACAGGTATTATTAGCAATTATATGGTTATCTCCACCAAGTCTAATACAACCATGATCTTTACCAATTAAGGTATTATTAGATATATTAAAGCCAGAAATTGTTCCATGAGCAGCACCAGAATAAGCAGAGTAACATACAATATTCTGAGCCAAAAGAGTTTCACCAGCAGCAGTAGTATCGATTAGATTACCGTTAATATTAACATTTATAATCGATTCCCCCACATCACAAGCAAGTGTGATTCCGCCTGCATATACATCTTCGATATGATTATCGACAAAATTTAAATCTGAAGCGTCACTTATTATTCTGATACCCATTCCAGCTGATTCAATATGATTATTAATAAAAGAAGAATCGGTTAAATCAGCAGCTTCAATAGCACGACTTTGAAAATTATGGATATAGCAATCTTGGATGGTAACATTATCTCCAGTTGCAATGGCAAGTCCTTTTTCACCTACCGCAAGATTAAGAGTTCCAGTGAACTGTCCATCAATCTCAAGGCCATATATATGAACGTCATTAATAGAACTTCCATAAACTACGTGAGTCAATCCTCCGTCACCCTGTAGAATCGCTCCATAGCCAACTATATCAACATTATCTAAAAGAGTTACCTGAGTTGCTCCAGTGCAGTCGTAAGTTCCAGATGATAAATAGACAACCCCGCCTCCTGCAGCATTTGCAGATACAATAGCAGCATTAATTCCTGCAGCTGTCATGGTTGTTACCATATAACTGAGATCAGATGTGATATTAGAGGGATCTTTAAGAATCCAACGTTTATCTCCAGCACTAGAATCTGGAGCAATTACATCTGGAGAAGATTCAGCCACCCCGGAAGTTGCATCAAGATAATACATATATCCATAAGTAGATGATATAACTAACGCTCGGTCACCATCAGAAAGATCTGCACCATCTATTTCATCCAAACAGCCAGAAGTTCCGCCAGTCAGTGTTCCTTTGGTATATGTTTTAGAAGCCGCAAACCCGGTAGTTACCAAACATATAGAAATTAAAATACTTAAAAATAATTTTTTCATTACTTTCTCCTTAAGAGTCTAAAAATTTATCATCATCATCATCTTCAAAAACATCTGTATCATGATCTATCCATTCATCTGAATAAAAAGATCCAAAACCACCCCAAGATACTCCAGTGGCATTTAGATCTGTAATAACTTCATGGAGAGTATAATCCTTATCAGCAACTGGAACTAAGTTATGGCAATCCAAACAGCTTGGTTGTTTATGGCTGGGCCGAAGTTTTGGATCTAATCCAGAAAATATTTCATCAAATTGAAAACTAAATTCTTTCATCAGAATCCTCAATTAATGCCATTTGTTTATCAGTAAAAGCTGATATGAATAAGATACTTAAAGCAGCATCGTTAATCAGAGACCCGTCATTATTAGTAATAATTAATACATCTCCATCAGCAGTAACCAAATTTAACTCCACTGTATGTGAAAGTTTCTTAGTCTTAATTGTAATATTCTGAGATTTATTATCACCATTAACACTACAATTAATATTAAGTGCCACATCTTTATTATCCAATTTCACCGAACCGATTGAAAAACTAATCTTCTTTAAAACTCCTTTAAACAAGATACATTTAAATAACAATTCGTTAGGGTTTTTCTCATAATGATGAATCACTGAAGGAGGAATCACCATAGTTTTATTTGAATTCATTTTACGATAAATACGGGGAATGATTGTTTCCAAGTATTTAAATTTCTGATCAACAGAATTACCCTGAATCTTAAAAGCCTTGGTCATTTGATTTCTCCTTATTAAAAATATCAGTAGCCTTAATGGCTGTCTCATCAAATACTTTTTCAATACTCCAGTCAAGATGTTTAGCATGAAGACTGTTTGCAGTTTGTTGAACTATCTTATCATGTTTAATTAAACTGGGATTCTTTTTATAAAATTCTTCGCGTAGTTTACCTATCTTTTGAGTCTCCTGCATATGATGAAGAACCATTTTTGGTATTTCAAGTATCACTCGTTGGAGAATAATTTCAGTATAATCAGATAAGAATTGATTAAACTTACTTACGTCAGTCATAATTTCGGAATGAAATTCTTTAGTTATCATAATTTTTCCTAATCATCCATCCAAACGTCTTTATCAGAAGCTACAATACCAGTGATAAGCCCATCAGTAACTGTTATAGTATAGCCTCCAGCTTCAAATGATCCAGTTGCGCCGCCAAGGGCTGCTAAATCTCCTTTGCGAAGAACATCAGTGCTTTCAACAGGTGGATTATCTGTTCTGATTGGTCCAGAAGTACGAAGACCGCTCTGCTGTTCTCCAGCAAAATCTCCATCAGGATCATCAATAAGATCTGTATCATCATATAGAAATGGCCCAACTGATCCTAGGTATATTTTTTTATCAGCCATAATTAATCCTCTATCTGATTAATCTCACTTAACATCCTTATTGAAGTTAGGTAAGCCAATGGTATCAATTATTGCTTGCTCCCAGAAAATAATTTCTTCAGAATCTCTATCAGCTATAGCTAACTGTCTTCTGGCTGCCATAATAAGTAATTCAGGATATTCATCAGTCCAATAATTAGTGTCTGTGTCATCAGCAAGTTCTAATGGTAAAAATTCACCGGCAGCTACAAGAGTGTAATCTGTATCTGCAGCTGGTACAACAATAATACCTGAAAAATCAAATTTATCATCGTCATCAGCTGGCCATTCAAGAGCAACAAAAGAAGCAATTGTTTCAACTGAAGCTGTTTCTAGAGTTCGATAAGATGCATAGGTGTAATATGTAGGGACTGTTTCTGCTGCAGCAATGTATAATGCTTCCAATTCAGCAAGTGTCTTAAAAGTTAATGCCCAGGCAGGATTTACTCCATCATCAACTGTAACTGATTGTAAAGATTTAAATTTATTAGCAAGTCCATGTGAATAATCAGCACTTGTTAATGTTGATGGTAAATGCGCAAAAGCTCTTGGAAAAGCACTTTTTTTATTCAGCCATCTCTGAGCCGACTGAATATAATAGTCCATTCCATCATTAGCAAATGTGGTTGGATTCACAAGATCGTAACGTCCTGATTGCTTGACAACATTAGTTCGTAGGCTTAAAAGAGTCATTTTATTCCTTCAAAATTATATTAAATTAAGTGGTCTTGTATCATAAGGTAAAGATAATTCAAAATCACTTAATGCTTTCATAAATAGACTTTCATAATAGGCAGCTTTCTCTCCCTCCTCTAAAGTTTCATATGTTCGATATGCAGCGTAGTTAACAAGTAGTCGCTCATGAAAATTTGCTGGAATACCATCAGGTTCATCAGTATCAGCTGACATAAGAACTGGAAAGCGATAAAAATGTAATGTAATATCTTCAGCAGTTGATGGAATTCGTTGATAATATAAATTCTTACCAAGCTCTATTACTTCGTATAAACTACCAGATTTAACCAATAGTGGATCTGCGCCAACAAAAGCAATCCATGAATTTGCAATATCAATTTCAGTATTTGATTCGTTCCCAGCAAAAACTAAAGAGCGTTGAAAAGTGGTAGGCATACTCACATAAGCAGCATCTGTAACAGTTGTTATAATATCAATTGTAAATAGTTCAGGTAGGGGTGGTGTTAAAAAAGTACCTAACATAGAAGGTAAGCCAGCAGCAATATCTGTAACTGCAGCATTAAGATGTTTTGTCACAACAGCATTGCGAAAATATTGATCTTTGATAATATCCATTACTCTGGATTTTAATTGAGATAATGTTGCCATTATAAATCATCCCCAGTTATAGAAGTTGTAATAAAATAACCATCATTTGGTTCTGTTGGAGTTACCGTAGGCACTAATGTTGAGTCATCTACGACTGTGATAAAGTTATAATCAGGGACATCTCGCAAAACAGGAACACTTTGCTTCTCACCGAGTGGTTTTGGGGGATTAAAATATTCATGCTTAGGTTCCCAACAAGTATCTGCACAAACAAATAAATTATCCCAAGACATTCTACATTCAGATGCATAACGTTCGAAACCACAACGATCGCATATTACTTTATAATTACCAGGTTTATAAGTCATAAAAATCACCTACAAATTTTTTCATTTCTGAGCACCTTTCCAGTACCCCAAAAGCCCACCGGCAACAAGCTCACGTATATCCGGTTCAATTACTGCCAGAGCGAATAAAGCAATTAATAACAGGGTGTCATTGTCAATCAAGTCTTTTAGAAAGTCTACCACATTACCTCCTGTGCCTTATTTCTATCCGAATCTACATGAACAAAATTGTAATCAATATGTATCCTTGAAAAACCTGCCATGATCAACCCATACAAAAGCATAAACCATGTATGGCTGTCAGATGCCTTTATATCCGCCGCACATCCTATCAAATGGCTTGAAGTAGCCACACCGCCCACAGCCTCGTTATGCTCAGTGCAACGGCACCCAGAATTGATTATATACGGAACCCCAGAAATATTTCTGGCTCTGTTAATCCGGAGATAAAACGCTTCATCAATCCATTCTTTGCCGCAACAAGGGCATCTCATCTCAGCTTTAGTTATTTTCATCACACACTCCCGCTATCCCTGATAGCTGCCTCAATAGCTCGCATATGTTCAATTGTCTCGTCTTTTAGCTGGCCTATTTCAAATTGGATTGTCTTTTCTAATCGTAGCGTCATGTTTTCTTGTCTTCCTGCGCAATAATCTTTGGTCACATAACCAAATAATGACTCATCAAGTGCTTTTTTCTTAGTATCCACAGACTTCCAAAATATTCCCAACATGGCTGCTATAATCGGTATTGATAACCATCTCTCAGGATTGCTCCACGGCATAATAGGTCTCCAGGTTAGATTTAGCTCATAAACAGACTCTTATATTTTTACTCGTTCCCAAAAGATTCTATCTTTGCAAATCGTATATTTGCGAATCCAGACATATTCCTCAGTGTCATCCGGGCGTATTGCCGGGCTAACACTCTCTGCCAAGTTGTCACTGATGAATGTTAATAATGGAACAGGCTCTGGTTCTGGTTCTGGTTCAGGCTCAGGTGGTGCGACAAAAGGCGGTACCAGATCCTTATCACCCGGCCATCCTGCCAGGATTTCAGTGCTTGTTTTTGTCCTTGTCATTTCATTCAATTTTGCCATAAGCTCGTTTTTAAAGTCTGTAATTGCCTTCAATATTTCTTCCATTTAGCCCTCCTTTTAAGTTAAAATATTACAGTTGATTTTTTAATAATTCGATTATCAGCTCAACCTTATCCGCAACCGTTCCGGCTGCTTCAATCTCCTTGATTTTTTTTACTTTTCCCGGATGTTTGAAATCCGGCGATGTATGGGTAGATGAAACACTATCCGCCTGTTCCGTAATATCCGTGGCAATTTTTGATAAATTGTCTGCAATATATTTATCCGGCAAATCTGTCATTCCCAAAGGGCAATCTATAAAATGCTCGTAATCAGCGTCATTAATTGTTATGGTAAAAAATACCCGTTTCGAGCCGCTCGAATTTTCTTTGATTAAGTCTATACTTTTTAAAATTGTTTTTTCTATTGCTGTTATTTCAGCCATTTTGTCTCCTTAGTATGCCAGTGACCCGTCACCGGATCCATTCGAGTGATCGCCAGAAGTACCAGAACATTCAGTACCTGCTACGTTTGCTTGACCAGAATCAACCGCATAAGTTCCCCAAGTCCCGTTTAAATCTCCAAAATTATTAGAACTTACACCGTAACCCCCGCGGGCAATAATAACGCCATAGGTATCATTGTCAGAAAGGCCACAATAGGATACCACACCATAAGACATTGATTCTAACCTGACACCACCATAATTAGCATTGCTATCAGTATTATTCCCCACAAGACCACAGTACAAAAACTCTGCATCTATACCTCTAAAAGCATAAACACCAGCAAGGTCCGATTTATCTACGGCACAATATTCTCCATACACATAAAAATTACTTGTAGCATATATTCCGTGTGCATTTGAGTCTGTTATTCCAAGTCCGTTCAAGTATATCTTGACAGTATTATTGGTAAGAGTTAACAGATTACTCGTTGTTCCCTCACCATCTATTAAAGCCCCGACAATTAAGTATCTGGACGTATTATCTGGCTCAGTCCCCGGCCATGAGGCAACTGTGACCGTACCAGAAACATCGATGTAATCTGTAATAGGCACATAGCCATTGTCAGTTCCAGTACCATCACAAATAATTATCCAGCATCCATTAAAATAATCATCCCCTTTTGCAGCAGCTGCTAAAGCTGCATCTACAAGAGTCGTGGCGGTGGCTGAATCTGCGGTGGGGATAACCCCGCTTGTTGGAAAGTATTTCTCAGCCTGGATTGTTATCTTGGCCGCTGATGTAATGCCGTGTTTGTTATTCACGCTACACTGTTCGGTTAGTGTAGTTCCATCCTCAATCGTATAAGTTACAGCATGAGCTATCAAGTCAGGACAGGCAGCTATAGCCAAAGCAAAGGTAGCGTAATCGCCACCAGCGCCGATTGACTTTGATAAAGTAGCTGTAGTTTTGGATGTTAAATTCGTTGGTGTTGAAATCGCTCCGGTAATTCCGGTCATTGAAGTAATATCAGAGTTGGCTCCATCACTTGCGGCATTAGCAACTTTGGCAAGCGGCACACCGTCATTATCAAGACCGGTCATTGAAGTTATGTCGGCATTTGCTCCTTTTACAGCGAAAGGAGCGCCGCCAAAAGTTGTTGCGTTTGTACCTCCTTTGCCTTCATCTACAGCCCCATTTGTATCACTGTCTAATTCAACAGCGCAAACAGGAAATACAAAAAATAAAATCATTAAAATTAAAATAGATATAATTTTTTTCATATTTACCTCGTTAATCAATTTTCTAAGTAATATATTTTAAGTTATGAATAGTAAATGAAACCTCATCTTTTAGTAATAAAGCTGAACCTAAATCACTAACATAAACGGCTTCAATCGTTAAAACCCTTGTAATATACTCTTTAACAGTCTCACCAGTTAAAAATGCAAGATCTTCTGTAAGAAGAGCAATATCAATTGTAGCTGCCAGAACTGCAACTACAATTTGTTCCCTACTATTTATTACTGTAGTTCCATTTGCTGTGGTGAGAGTCCATTTAATAGAAGTTGGAATGACACTATTACCATCCTCATCAATGAAAGTTACAGTAATAACTCCTGTTGACTTCTCATTAAACTCAATACAAGACATAATTTATCCTTAATAGCAATATGACTAAAAAATATAATAATGTCATTTGTTTTTATGAATCGCTGATTGAAAGAGTTGTTCCACTGGCCAAAAGTTTATATTCACCTTGAGCTGCAAATACTTCATTTGTTACAGGGTCCGATCCATGAAATGTTCCTGCCGTTATTGCTGACCAGTAGCCAACATATTTAACAGTTACTGCCGGCACATCAAAAGTCACATCTGCATTAAGTGCTCTTGATGAAGCTGCGGCCGCATTAATCGTCACTGCTTTCCTGGCATAAGCCGGTGATCCACCTGTAATTTCATTCGCCCCAGTTGTGCTAGGATCATCACTATGCAAAGATGCATGCGTAATTGAAAGTGAGTCTAACATTGTGTTTTTTGCTGCTTCTACGAAAGATCCCATGATATTTTTCCTTACTTAAATTCTATCGTTGGTTTTGATAAACTAAATTCTATCATTGGTTTTGATAAATTAAATTTAATTATTAAAATTCCCGCAGAAATTTTCCGTCCTGTCGATGTAATTACACCGACACCAGATAGAGGAGGGGGTGCTCTGGCTTGCTTTAACCCTGTCACTGTTATAACTGCTACTGAACTTATCGGAGCATTCGACTCTTCAGTTTTTAAACTATTTACTGTAATTGTACCAACTGATGAGATCGGTGCTGAAGAAGCCGCTAGTTTTTGCCCTGTGGCAGTAATTATTCCTACCGAAGACACAGGAACAGTAGACTCTGCAATTTTTAAACCATTTAAAATAATACTACTAACTGAACTTATTGGCGCAGCCGACTTTTCAGCTTTTAAACTATTTACTGTAATTGTTCCTATTGATGAAACCGGAGCCGCTTCTTCTTCAATTTTTAAACCATTTGCTGTAATTATTCCAATACCGTTGACCGGAGCATTACTTTCTGAAATATGAGTTCCGACAGAAACAATACTACCGATACTTGATATTGCTCCAGAAGACGATATTATTTTTTGTCCGTCTGAAGTTACAATGCTTCCAACACTTGATATTGGTGCGGCTGATTCTTCTAATTTACTACCATTTGCCGTAATAACACCAATACTTGAAATTGGGGCTGTTGATGAAGTAATTTTTTGTCCAACAGAAGTAATTGTTCCAACAGATGATATCGGTCCCGAAGACTGCCCAATTTTTTCGCCAGCATTTGATCCTTGCCCATCAGATATAATATTTCCAACAGCCGATAATGGAGCTGCTGACTCTGTCGCCCCCCAAGTGGCTTTTTCGCCCCCAAAAGTGACTTCTTCTCCGCCTAAAGTTACTTTTTCAGGTTGTTTTTGGCCGGCAGATATAATATTTCCGATAGCAATTATTGACATTTAATTTCCCATTTAATCTGGTACAATGTTCAATTATTAAATATAGCCATTTTATTTATACGGATACACAAAATCCTTCCGCTGATCTAATTTCCACCAATTTCCCTGGCGATCTCGTACTGCCAAGGCCACATGCCCCGGAGTCTCAATGCTCCGAAACTCAGTAAAGCCTTCCGACTGCAACCCGCGCTTATAAAGAATTGCCGCCAAAGCGCAAGCATCGGAATCTGAAACGTCATAGTTCACATTCCAGTGAATTACTTGAATAATCTTTGGCGGAAATGGCGCACAACTGAAGAATAATGCCGCCATTACTGCAATACTTAAATGCAGAAAAACCATTTTTAGGTTCTTATTCATTTTGACAATTCCGAAGGATTGTGTTACATTGGATTTAGCCATAATACGCATATCTCCTATATATGAGTTGATTGGTTAGAAGCGGTGATGGATTCGTGTCTATCACCGTTTCGTTATTCATGGCATAGTCCATCATAGTTGTCAAGTGTTATCCTTTAAGTTGCATCGGTAATATCAGCCGAATTTTCCAGAAAATTATCCAGGTACATAATTTCATTGTCGTGCGTGTTTTGAAACAGTATTTTGTTCACCTGGGCTGTGGTTGTTCCATCGGTGATTGAAAGATTCTGGCCCCAAGTTGTTCCGTCTGCTGCTGTCCAGAACTCTATTTCAGCATTTGCGCCGGTGCCTTGCTTGAACCTCAACTTAATGTAATCAACTCCGGTATTGACATTAACTGTTTCCGTAGCTGATGTGCTACCACCTTCAGCCTCAATCTTCCATTTATTATCGAACTCGTACATTATCGTAGCTAACAAGGTAGCATTATTATAAAATAGAACAAGGCTTTCCTGGCTTTCGTTATTATCATTCGTGTGCAGGCTAAAAGTTATCCAGGTTTCTGCTCTTGCAGTCACGGCGATTGACGCACTATCACCAGACTCTAACTGCATACTTTCAGTGCCTTCAGTTTCAAAACTCGTGTTGTCGTAGTCAGGGGTGCCGCCCACCGTTGTCCAATCGTCATCATCAGATTGCGCCTCAAGGCCGTTGCAATGGACATAAGCGCAAGAACTGTTCGCCGGGGCCGCTCCACTGAGAGCGCCACAAACCCCCCACCCGAAACATAGGGCCGGATAAAACAAGAGAACCGTTATAATCGCAAATATCTTTTTCATATTAGTTTCCTTTATGGCGTATCAATCCAAACTCCTGACTGTCCAATTGAATACCAATTATTAGCTGACCTCGCCACCAAAACAAGATAATCCCCAATGGCTCCGGGGCTGTTAATGCCATTTGTGGCCCCATTATCTACCCCGTTTAACCAGATATGGTCATTCCCGTTTGGGTCAATCGTTTTGACTGTTGCGTCATCTGAATATATCAGGACACTCATGCCTTCAACCGCTGCTGGCAGAGTAGTTGTTTCTGCCCCGGTCAGCCAGTTTGAGCTACCATAACATTGTTCTGCTGATAGACTGTTGTCATCTTCTATGGTTTCAATTTTGCCATGAAGAGTACCGCTTGCCGTGAGAGTTCCGTCATTGCTCACCTTGAATTTAGTAACAGAATCAACCTGCAAGTTAAGCAGATTATTCCCATCTCCGGTTGTTCCGTCACCTTCTGCGGTGATCAGTGCGTTTACTTTCAGGCCGTTCCATGCTGCTGTGCTGGTTTGGTTTATCTTGGGTTCGATGTAAACCATCGATTGCTCGCCGTCTGCGTCGGTCATTTCTATGTTGGCATCTGACACAAATTCAAACAGATTTAAGGCTGTCCTGTCTGTTGCAGTATGGGAAAATTGAAACGGCTTATCTTCATTCCAGGCAAGAAGATTGGCGGCACCACCAGCAATTAAGGAAACACGATTTGTAGACAATGCCAGACCAGTATAGGTCAAAGTAGAATACACATTCGCATTACCATTGGCAATAGCTAATAAAGGACTGCCTTGCGCACTAAACCCAAAATCTACGTCCTTGTCTCCTGTGTCGCAGATTATCATTGTTCTTGCTGTCTCATCAAGCCCTATCGTAAGCCGATTCCCAAGCCCAGCCTCGTCAACCGACTTGATAATATGTGGCCCCTGATGAATCGCCGAGCCGGTTGTGATTGTCCCACCCCGAAAAACGTAAAAATCAACATCAGTATTGGTAGCAGACAAGACAGAACTCAGCACAATATCCGTACCAGACGCACTCACAACGGGATAAACCCCGAAGTCTGCAACTGTCGTGCCGGCCCAGATTACCACCATGTCGCCAGCTACAAGAGCAGAGAAATCATCTCCTGCTTTGGTGATTGTGGCTGACGCTGCCGTAGTTGAGGCATCTGTGATTGATTCTTGCTGTACTGAATTTAATACATTGTAAATTACTGAGTTTGTTTCTATTGACCTGAGGGCTTCTACTCCCCCGGCGATTATGTTGGGTTGGTCTGCAGCAGCGTGCCCCATTCCTGTGTCTTCATCGCCCCTTGTTGTGACACCTGGAGTAGTAGCAGATTGCCCAATAGAACTAAGCCTCGATCTATTTGACCCGCTGCCACCTAAACCAGTTTTTGACCATTCCCAGTTAGGAGTTGCATCGTGTGTTATGCGAATATTATCATCCGCACCGGCATAAAAACCAGTGTCAGCATCTTGATCCAGCATCAAGCCATTCCTAGCAGTTAAGCCACCAAGCAAACCCTGACCACCCAAAGGATTCTTATACCCAACTACTGTACCGTCAGCCGCTTTAGCCTGAGAAATCGGTTCCTGAAGCTCTTGGATCGTTTCAGTTGCACCCCATGTTGTATCGGCATCGACCGTGACTTCTTTAGTGGTATTGTTTGTCAAGGCTATGATAATTCGGTCATCATCGCTGGCCTTTAACCTTGAGCCTACTTTGCAAAGAGCATAGTCAGCCGTTGCACTGAACGTGGCTGTACGGGTTCCGGCTGTTACTGTGCCGGTGAAGCTGGTTACTATGGCTGGGGCGCTTGTGGATGAGCCCGTAGCACTTACTGACCCTCCAACAGCAAGATCACCAGTAATATTACCATCACCATCAGCGTCAGAACTATTCATATTGACATTGCCGGTATAACCGCCGGTAGCAATTATATCATCCATATGACTATTGATCGTTCCACCACCATCGGCAAAAGAATAAGCAGTACCACCGCCAGAACACTCAACGTGGAAATGATTATGGCTTGATCTAATTGTTGCAGAAATACCTATAGCACCATAAGCATCGTTAGCAGCAGCATGGACATGAATTTGATTGTAACTAAATTCATTATCAACAGAAGTACCAGAAGCCAAATACCCAAGCCCAACCGTAGAAACAGAAGTGTCGTCATCAACATCAATGATGCAGTAATCAACAATAATATGACCCGTTCCAGTAGACAATCCAAGGGCTGTTATGAGGGAAGATCCAGCGCCGTCAATATCGATACTGGACTGATTGTAGACAATTATTTTTCCGCCGGTTGCTACTTCGAACGGGGCTTTAACTGCTGATGCAGTAGTGCATGCTCCGGTATGATTATAGATTGTTTTCCCAAGACGAAACATTAATGAACCCGCCCCGGTGATTTTCCCAATTCTGGGTTGAGATGCCTGGTTTAATGCTGCCGAACTCCCGAGCATTGATCTACAGGTTTTAACCGTGAAATTGCCGCTTGTGCCTGTAATAGCTGCAATAGCAGTTGTT